GACCTCGCCCGGATGGACCCAGGAAAGCTTATCGACGTTATCTTCAACCACTACGTCGCCTACCATCCCGTCTGCGTTCGGGTCGAGTCAGTCGCTTACCAAAAGACTCTATGTTACTGGATTCGCCAACGGCAGCAGGCAGAGAGTAAACTCTTTCATATTGAGGAAGTTACAAACGCGCGGGTCAGTAAAAACGCCAGGATAATGGCTCTCGAGCCGTGGTTTTCCTTTCTTCGAGTTCGGATTCACTCCTTCCACTCGGACCTTGAGCGGCAGCTCTTAGCTTTCGATCCTCACCGCGAGGCCCTCGATCACGATGACTTGATCGACGCTCTATCGATGCACACGGACTTCTGGAGTCGGTGCACTGAGGCCGCTAAGGAAAGCGACGACGCGGCCAGGCTAGTTGGAACTTTCGACGGCAAGTCCGTCGTTCAGGAGCTTTTAGCTCGGGCCAATGTGGCTCATCGGTATCCCTATGACATCGGGCATATGGCCGATAGGCTTATCGGGTCGCAGCTACGCGACGACTACATGCCCAACTGTGAAGAGGTGTTTGTATGAACGCGAAGTGGTTTTTAGCTTCTATCTTGATGTTGGCAGTCCTGGCCGTCTTAGCGGCCACAGCGAACGCTGGAGTTTTCTCCGTGACGCCTTTCGCTTCCGACGATCTAGCTGGCGCGAGGCTTCTTTATCGCGTTAGCGAGGAAAGCCGGACCTCGATCGGCCTGGACGGAGCTTGGATCGACGGGGCGCTGGATCTTGAGAATGACGAAGCGGCTCGAGTCTCCTTCGTCGGTACTTACGACGTGATTCAAACGGCTCCGCTTAACATCGCTATCGCTGAGATTCCTTCAACCGTCTACGTTGGCGTCCTCGGCGGGGTTCAGTTTGGCGAGGACGACGAGGACGCTTCCGCGGCCTTGATGACGGGAGTAAGATTCGGCGATGGCGTCAAGGGCGTAAACCTCGGCATTGAGTATCAGTACCTCCTCGACAAGGATCTTTGGCGAGAGCTTGGAACTTTCGACGATACGGGCAGGATTTTGGCTACCGTAGGTTACGCGTTTCCGTTCTAGCTTTTCTCTCCTCCTTCCTCCACCGGGAGCCATGACCGGGTCACTCATGGCTCCCACTTTAGAGGCTAAAAATGAAAGAGAAACTGGTTCTTTGGCTCGCTGATGCGATGTGGGACGCGCTGAAGCTGTTCGCTGGCTGGCTCCACGATTGGGTCTTCAGCGAGCAGCGGGCCGCCAAGATCCGCATGAAGAAGCGAGAGTGGTGGTGGGCTCGAAGCGAGAAGGCCAAGGCCACTTCTAACCCTCGTGACGACATGCGGGCCAGGTTCTGGCAAGTCCTCGACGCTTTCGAGACGCCTCCGGCTGACGCCATTGCTCGAGGAGATCTTGATATCGAGTCCCGTCGCAAGGCGATGGATGCAGTTGAGGCAACTAGAATCGCTTCTCACCACGGGAGCCATCCATAAGCTGTTCACATTATGAACAGCTTCGGGCCGCAGGCCCGTACAACGTGTTAACCAATGGCCCGTACAACGGGACACTTCCAATGATCAAGGGACGCTCTATAGTTCACTGTCACGGGCGAGATAAAGGTAAAGTGCTTCGCACTTACCGATCTCACGCCGCTGCCGTCCGGGCCCACCGGGCCATTATGGCCAGCAAGAAGAAGCGAGGCAAGAAGCGATGAACGAGCGGGTCGTGACTGACATCGAGTCCTTGCCGTCCGAGGACCTAATCGGGCGGCGTTGCCGCTTGGTTCTAGCGCCAGAAGTTATCGGGCACGTAACTTGTGTCCAGACCTACCGGGCGGGCCGGACCTATCGAGTTGACGTTATTCAAGATGGCGTAATTGTGTCTCTAAGCTGTGACGATTATCAGCTGGAGCTGATCGATGGCTAAAAGCTTAAAAGCTCAAGATTGGATCGAAGCTATTGACGATGCTCTCACTTACCGAGAACGCTTCGGCTGTGAGGCCGCTTGGAATAAGCTCGAGCTGGATTATCTTAACGACGCGTCGGGCGACGCCGCTATCGGGCCAAATCTAATACACTCAATGGGTGACTCGCTGATGTCGTCGCTCCAAGTTCCAATGCCCGAGTTCGTCGTGACGCCGGAGCGGCAAGTAGGATTGGCCAAGGCGCCAATCGTGGAGTCGCTTGACAATTACCTTCTACGCAAGCTTCGCTTACAGCGGTATATCAACTCCGCGTTGCTAAACGGTTTTCTCTACTCCTCCGTTATTCTAAAGGTGGGATATGACAGTGAGTTTAGCTGGTCACCGTATTACGATATCGGGCAAGGAAACAACCTCGTCGGAATGTCTTTCACTCAGTTCAACAAGACAGGCCATCGGATTGAAACCCCCGATACGCAACCTGGATGGCCTTGGGTTAGGCCGGTTCTTCCTCACGACTTCGTCGTCCCTTGGGGAACAATCTTCCTCGAAGACTGTCCTTGGGTAGCCCATCGAGTTATCCGGCACATCGATCACGTCAAGGCCGATCCGAAGTACAAGCATACGGATCGCCTTGAGGGCGCTATCTCGATGGAAGACTTCATGAAGTCTTACGCTAGTGTCGGGTCCAGGAAGACCCGCTCTCCCTCGATATCTAAGGGATTTGCTCGGGAAGCCCGCAAGCCAGAATATATAGAGCTTTGGGAAATCCGGGATCGCATGACCGGCAAGATCCTCGTCGTAAACCGCGATACTGACGAGTTTCTCCGCAACGAGAATGATGCGATTCAGCTCGCTTGCGGGCTCCCGTTTGTCGCTTGCAGCTTGGTCCAAGCTCCTAGGAGCTTTTGGTCTACTCCTCCGGCGTATTACCTCGGCCAAATCCAGAAAACTGAATTTGACATCAGCCTCCAGGCTGAGAAGCAGCGACGCTTAAGCGTCCTCAAGTTCCTCTATCGCCAGAACTGTATCTCGGCGGCGGAGCTAACCAAGGCTCTCAGTGGTGACGTTGGCGCTGCGGCGGGTGTCTCAGCCACTTACCCACTCAGCGAGATCATCGCCCCGCTGAACACTGGAACTACTTTCGATTACATCGCGCACAGCGAAGCTAATCGAAGCAACGCTCGAGAGGCGGTGGGGTTCTCGCTTAATCAGCTTGGCGAATATGACGCTTCGAGCCGACGAACGGCTCGAGAGGCGACCTTCGTCGCCAGCGGCTCCCAGCGGCGAATGGACCGACAAACTGGTCTGGTCGTCGGACTCTACGAGGAAGCTATCAACAAGATCAACTCTCTCGTCTTCGAGTTCTGGCGGGTGCCGCGAGAGATTCTAACGGAGCAAGGCTGGCAATATACTACTGGGCCGGACCTTAAGGGAGACTACCAGTACGAAGTAAACCTCTCCTTCAAGCGTCAAATCTCTCGGGCCGAGCGGAAGATGGAATCCTTGATGCTCTTCTCTCAGCTCGCAGCGATCCCCGGGATTGACACGGCGGCGCTGTTCCAGATGCTCGCTAGCGCGTCTGGCGACGTAGCTTTCGAGAAGATCCTCGCTCCGGCCACCGGAGGTGGCGGAGGCGGAGCTCGTCCAGCCGCTCAAGGCGCCCTTCCAACGATCCCAGCCACTCAAACAGGAGCCGCTTAGTATGCCGGTTTACGACTTCAAGTGTAGAGAATGCCATCGAGTAGAAGAGCTGATTGTGCCGTCCTCAGTTAGAGATGCCACTTGTCCGAATTGCGGTTCCCGCTCGTTCCGTTTGCCGTCTTTTCCTAATGTCCATGTGTTCCCAGCTGATGGCATCTATATACGCGATGTCTCAGCAACTGGGGAAACGTTTCACAGCCGCGCAGAAATGCGGGCTTACGAGAAAGCTCATGACTTAGAGATAGGAGCATGAAAGTGGAGTGCCTAAACTGTGGAGCTGAAGTCCTAATCGGTAATGGAAACTCAAGATACTGCTCTGCCAGGTGCAAATTGGTCGCTAGGAACAAGCGTCTTCATAGCGGTATTTGCTTGGTATGCGGAAAGCCATTTGTTGGAGGCTCTAGCTACCAGTACACTTGTTCTGCTAGGTGCGGTAGGATAGCTAATAACGGGGTCAAAAGATCTGCTAAGAAAAGAGTAAGCGCCAAGAAGCGATTCGCCTATAGAAATGCAAGCTTCTATGTTGGGGCCTCTAGTGACTATAAGTGCGAGATTTGTGGCGATGCCAAAGTAGAAGGGCATCATCAAGACTACGACAAGCCTTTACTAGTTAACTGGCTTTGTCGCAGGTGTCACGTTAAAGTGCACAGTGCTGTGCACGATCTAGTAGCTATCGCTACTTAGGAGACAGAAGCGTGAAGATTGTTACTATAAAAATCGATGGCTCGTATCCAGACGTTTCTTTTGCTGGAGACTACATTACCAGGAAAGAACTCGATCTGATAGGGCGAGCACTGAAGCAACAGCATAGGTTGCTGTTACGGGAATACCGTCGAAGACGGATAATTGAAGAGTACGAAAAGGAGAAACAGAATGACACCGGAAGAATTGGCAGCACAGCAGAAGTCAGAGGCAGCAGCGAAGACGGCAGAGTCGGAGTCGAAGGCGGCGGACCATGCTCAGCCGGACCAAACAGCGATGCTCTCCGCAGCGCTCCAGTCGGCCCTCCAGCCGCTCCAAGCGTCCATCGCGGCCCTTCAGCAGCAGCAACAGCAGCTCCAGCAAAGTCAGGCAAGTAAGGTCGAGGCCGACAAGAAGGCTCAGCTTGATAAGCAGAGCAGCCTCTCGGAGCTCCTGGCGGACCTTGATGAAGAGGAAGTTACATCGACAGAGGACAAGCTGGAGAAGATGTCCAAGCGCCAGCTGGTCGATGTCCTGGTCAACGCGACTGAGACCGCGATAGCCGCTAACAACGAGCGGGTCAAAGCTGAGATTGGAACGGGTAGTAAGGTCATCGAGGAGAAGCTGGGCGGGCTTGAGAAAGCCTTGATGACTATTGTGGCCCGTATGGGCGTAGATCAAGTCCGGAAGCAATTTACCGACTTCGATCAGCACACAGAAGAGGTTGCAGCTGTCATGGCCAAGTATCCGGGGATGGACTTCAAGGACGCTTACGTCCTTGCGAAGGGCCTCAAGGCCGGTCCAGTTCCACCAGTCAAAGTGGCCGAGACTGAGAAGCCGGATAACTTCATCACGGCTATGCAGCCCCGCCGAGAGGCGCCGGTAGGCGAAGACGCCTACGCGATTATGGCAGCTCGTGGCAAGGCGGCCCGGGCTCAGTCGGAGGGTACTACAATGGGTGGGCTCGCAGGTTTCAGAGAGATACTCAATACAGCGATCAATAAAAAGTATGGAAGTGATTAAAGTAGGCTTGTCTTGTTGACTCGCCACTTAACACTCTTCAGGAGGTCATAAGGAATGGCAACACTACCTCAACTGACCAAGGTACTCGATGATGATTTTACCAACACTTGGTACGAGATTCGTACCGCTGTGGCGGATAATATCCTCTCATCGACGGTTTTTACCTTGGCCCTCAAACAGTTTGGCTGCCTTAAGCCGCAGCCAGGTGGCGAGTATGGATGGACTAGTCAAGTTCGTTATGGCAAGCCGTCTTCTCAGCGATTCAAGGCCGGGTCTACGCTGACTCAGACTCCAGTCGCTCTGGACACGTTTGCCAAGCTTCCTTGGCGGTTCTTCTGCGTTGACGTAAACCGCAGCTTCGTCGACGACATGAAAAACCAAGGGAAGTACCAGATCAAGAGCTACCTGTCCGCTCGCCTCGAGCAGGCCCGTAACGCGATGGTTGAGGATATGGAAACGTACCTCTTCCAGTGGGGTGCGTACTACGCGGCCCCCGAACAGCCAAATGGGCTGTTCGATATCGTGGCACCGTATGCGGCGGTTTCTACTAGCGGAGACGGTTCCAGTTCGGACAGTGTGGCCAGCGGAACCTCGAACGGCGGTATTAACCGGACCAACGCTTGGTGGCGTAACTGGGTCGCCTACGACGATGCTTCCCAGGCGGATGCTACTTATGTCGCTGGCCCGACCAACGAGCCGTATGCGCTGAACCTCGTCTCGGACATGGACCATATGTGGAACTGCATAACAGCGGCCAAAGAGTCCCCGAACTTGATCATGACCAGCCAGCTGATCTTCGAGGCCTACGGCGACGAGGTTCGGGATAAGCAGCAGATTGTCCGTTCCGCGTTCAACCGAGCCGCCGCTGACCTCGGATTTGACACCTTGACGTATCGCGGAGCCACGATCAGCTGGACTCCGAAGATCACGGGCCTTTACGTCTTCATGCTGAACATGAATCGGATCGACTGGCCGTACCATCCCAACGCTTGGATGGATATGACTGAGTGGAAAGGCACTCAGAACCAGCTTGAGCGGGTTGCGTACATCCTGAACATGACTCCGGGCCTCGCTACCAACGAGCCTCGTCGTCACGGCGTGATGCTGTACGCATCGTAAGCTGTTCACATTATGAACAAGTCAATGGAGTCCAAGTAACATGGAAAAACAACTAATCACTGTAGGTCTTAACGAGCTCGCTACTGGCGACCGGGAGGGCCTTGGAAACCTATTTGAGCGGGATCGCAAAATCTACCGCTGGGTTAAGAACGTAGGCTCGACGAGCCTTGTGGCTAGCGGATCCTGCTGCGTGGTCTTTACTAGCGTCGAGGCAAATGCTCTCAAGCGGGTTATCTTCGCTGGTACCACTGCGACAGCCTCGACTACTATCCTCTCTTGTCCTGGTGGCGTGCCGGTCACAGCTATTGGACCGAGCGGCTCCGATACCGGCGATCACGGCTGGGTTCAGGTCGCTGGCGTGACTACGGTTCGAGTGTATCAACTGGTCACAGCCTACGTCGGTGGCGAAGTGGCTATCGCCACGTCAGTCGTTCCAGCTACCGTTGCTTGGGGCGCCGCTTACCCGGCTACTACCACTTACAGCCGGTACGTTTCCATTATCAACCCAGTTGCGACTACGGGTGCCGCTACTTACTGCAGCGCTGTGGTCGAAGTTCATTGCCTGTAAACCAGGAACTTGGAGCTTATACAATGATCGGGCCAATAGCAATTTGCGTTCACTCGTACAAAGGTGTGAACTTTGATGGGTACTTCAATCACATGTGGTGTATAGCCCACTGGGCTCAGAAGTACGACCTTGTTTTTATTGGCAAGCCAGGACTCGATGCAGCTACCGCAAGGAACGCTATCATCGATCGGGCCCTTGAGAAGAAGTGCACTCACGCGCTTTTTATGGACGAGGACCATTTCTTTCCTCGCGAGACCCTTGATTGTCTCTACGAGTCCTCTACCAAGGACTCTCCAGCGGCGATGGTATCGGGCCTCGTTTGCAAGAAGGGGGAGGGTTATCAGCAAGTGTGCTGGGAGATTCGGGACACTAAGGATGGTATCCAGTACTATGCTGTAACCCTTCCCCTTGATGGTAAGACGTACCAAGCTAACGTCTGCGCTTTCGGGTGTACCTTGATTAACCTCGAGTCTATCCAGAAGTTGAAGAGGCCGTTCTTCCGAGATACCTGCACTCCTGGACCGGATGGTGTGTCAACTAACGTTCGTAGTGACGTTAACTTGTGTCTCGCTTTCAGAGATATCGGCGAGAAGGTTTTCGTGGACACTCGAGTCCTTATCGGACACGACGATGATAAAGGAACCGTCGTCTATCCGCACAATGCGGCGGAGTTGCTAAACCTTCGGAACCTCGAGAAGTCTACGATGAAGCTAAAAGAAGGGCAGTCGGGCTTTTACTACGCCCCAGGAGACTGACATGAGAGTTGCGTTTTTCCTTAGTCCGTGGCAAAGTGGCGAGATTCGAGGCCGGCAGATAGCTGGCGAGCTTGAGAAGCGATCCTTCGATGTTTGCATCGACCCAACTGTAGTTTATCACAACGATATTTGCGTTTTTGTCAAGTGTTTTCCTACAGATGAAATCGTGAATCGCCAGCTCGGTCGAACTATCATCGATGTAGTCGACGCCTACGGGATGATGCCCTGGTTGAAGGAACATCCAACGGTTGAGCTCATCGCTATCAGCGATGTTCAGGCTAAGCTATTCAAGACCGAGTTTCCGGGCCGAAAAATCTGGACTATACCTGAGCATCACTGTAACTTTGAGGATGCTCGGGTTCAGGTTTGGCGGCCAAAGTGGGTAGGGTACATAGGATGTACGGATGGCTTCCAGCTCGATAGGATCGATGTAGCCAGAGAGCTTAAGCGCGTTGGGATGAACTTTGTCTTTCTCGAGACTCCGTTTAATCGAGACGAGGTCTGTAAGTTCTACCGTAGTATCGACCTTCAGCTGTGCTTCCGTAAGGTCTCTCCATTTCCAGAGTTCAAAAATCCTTTGAAGCTAGCCAACGCTGGAGCCTTCGGCATCCCGACGATAGCTTATCCCGAGGCCGCTGATGATGAGTTTGGTCGGCAGAACTACGTTCAGATTTCCGATTTCAGCGAGGCGATTACTTGGTGTTCCCGGCTGAAGGACGACGATCAACTTTATCAGTCTCTAAGCGCTAAGGCTCTCGCTGCTTCCAGTGCTTACGGGATCGTTAACATAATCAACAGGTGGCTAAAGGTACTTGATGGAACTGTCGATAGCTTGTAGCCTTGATCCTAAGGTCGCTATAATCGATGGCCGTCGCGAGACGGTTCTCGGTCTAGCTGCCTTTCATGCGTTTCCCCGTGGAAACGGACTTGGTCGAGCTACGCTTGAGGTGATTACCAAGATCGCTCGGGCCGAAGGTTATCGCTATATCGTCGGTTTCGCTGAGGACGACGGAGCCGGCTTCTACAAAGCTTGTGGTTGGAGCGTGGCTCCAAACTACATTAAAAGCAAGATAGACGGGCATATGAAACGAGCCGTCTGCTGGGCAAGTGACGGGTCCTTGGCCCGTACGATTTCACCTCAAGAGAGGGATTGGTAGGTAGAAGATGATTAGATTGCTTAATGTGACGATGGCTACAGATGTAGACAGTTTCGTGTCTCCGGTTCTTCACTCGGGATTTATAGGTGAAGGAAAGCAAGTGGCGGACTTTGAGGCGAAGATCGCTGAGTTTCTTGGCGTCGAGCCGTGGCAGGTGGTGACTGTAAACAGTGGCACCTCGGCCCTTCAGCTATCGCTTCGTCTCTCCGGTGTCGAGTACGGGGATCAAGTTATTTCAACGCCGATGACTTGCTCCGCGACAAATACCGCTATCCTCGCACAAGGCGGCCGGCCTATCTGGTGTGACGTTGAGCCGAAGACAGGAAACTTAAGCCCTGCCGTCCTGCGGCAGCTTCTATCTCGCGACACTAGCGATAGTATTAAGGCTGTCGTCGCTGTCCACTGGGGCGGACGACCCTGCGATATAGACGAAATCGATGAGATATGCGACCACGAGGGCCTTTACTTTATTGAGGATGCAGCTCAGGCTTTTGGAGCTTATGCAAGTAATCGTCCTATAGGAAACAACACCAGCGACTTTACGTGCTTTTCCTTCCAAGCTATCAAGACCTTGACTACTGGAGACGGTGGGGCCATCGTCCTTCGAGACCCTGATTTAGCTCGACGGGCTCGCCTCCTCCGCTGGTTCGGTCTGGATCGTTGCGGCTCGACGAAGCTTAGGTGTCTCCAAGATCCCGCTGAGGCGGGCTATAAGTACCACATGAACAACATCGCGGCGGCGATCGGGCTGGCTAACATTCGATTCACTCGACAAGTCCTGAATCGACTGGCCGACATAGCTTCTCGGTACGATGAGGCCTTTCAAGGCTTTAGTCATATCGAGGTGCCCCCTAGCGACAATGATTTAGTATCCTCGAACTGGCTCTACACAGTTCTCGTCGACGACCAGGACGCCTTTATAGCGTCCCTCGAAACTCGAGGCGTCGAGGCTTGTCGGGTCCACACTCGGAACGACAACAAAACAATCTTCGCTGGAAGCGCGGCGATCCGGCTTCCAGGGGTTACTTACTTCGACGAGCATCACGTCTGTATACCGATTGGAGCTTGGTTAACGGATGATGGTGTAAGTACGGTTATCAAGGCAGTTACTGATTACGAGAATGGAGTATAGAACATGGCAGCTAATGTCACGATTGCTAAAGATGGCAAGAGAGTAATGCAGAAGATTCTGCTCAAGCTTGGACTTCCCAACAACGCAAAGCTTTGCCAGCGGGTTTGGGTCTGCACTGGAGCTACGCCCGCTGTTGAGGCCGGCGCTTCGACATGTGCCGCGTATCCAGTCGCGGTTAGCGACTTGGCTTATCGAAGCGATGAAAAGTTGGCATACATTTGCACTGTCGCTCCAGCGGCTGCGACAGCCGCAACTTTCGTAGCCCTTCAAGCCTAGTGAGAACTATGCGTCGAATAGCTATACCGATACTTATCTTGCTTTTGGCTTCCGCAGCCAACGCGTCGTGGCACTTCTCCTCGACCGATACCGTGACGATGGCTGACGCTGCCGTGCTGACCCTGCAAAGCGGCGACTGGTCTGTCGCTGGCTGGGCACAGATTGAAGGAGGAGAGGGGACGTATCGCAAACTGTGCGAGTGGGGCAGCGAGTCCACAAGCAACTGGTTCCGTGTGTACTATGCCACCAATAATCTTGTGTGGTTCAATATCCGTGGAGGTGCTGCGAGCACGAAAACAGCTGGTGGAGCTAACGTATCGCCTGGCAACGATGCGGGCTGGGTCCATCTAGCGGTGATCCGCTCGGGAAATACAATGACCGGCTACGCCAATGGTACTGCCCTCGCAACGGCAGCCGACCTAACGTATGCGTATTCGATCAACGGGGCGACGGACTGGACGTGGGGTCACAGCGGGGCCTGGACCGGATACCTTGGGGAGTGGGCAGCGTGGACGGATCACGCTTTGAGCGCGGAAGAGCTGACGGCCCTGGTTGGCGAGGGTCTTCCAGAAGAGTGTGCCACGACTCCTGAGTGGCACATAGAGATGTACGATGACTTCGTATCGCAGATTGGTAGTTTGAGCATTACGAATGTCGGTGACGGGACAGAAACCGCGCGGTTCGACCATCCTATATCGGATCGCATCAGCAAGGCAGCGGAGAACCCCTTCCCCACTGACGCTTCGACCTCTGCTGGCTACCGCACTCCTCACCTGCGATGGGTGGACCCAGCACATGACTCCACAGCATTTAGCGTATACCTCGACACGTCGAATCCACCTACCACGCTGGTCGCGGAGGCGATCGAGGTGCCGTATTGCACACTTGCTTCCAGCCTGAGCATGAACACAGTCTACTACTGGAAGGTAGTTTCGACCTCCGGCGGCGTTGAGTATACCAGTGCAATTTGGAGTTTTACGACCTATGATTACCCAGCTGGTACGAAGGTTTTCGTCGGCCCTGTGGATACGGGGGATGGATCGGGAAGCAGCGAAGCGAACGTCAAGCAGTGGTCTGACGTTGCAACGGAGACATCGAGCGGCAATCTCCTCTTTATCGTGGCTCCTGACGAGACGATTTACAACCCGGATGCTGTCTGGACAGCGGATCGTCTCTACTACGCGGAGGCGGTCACAGCGAACAACGACGACGAGTCCTGGCAGTTCGACCGCTACTACCGAGTGGGCCAGTTCTGCAACGGGGACATCTGGGTGGACGGGCCGGTGAGCATAATCACGATCAGTCCAGTGTGGGACGGCGACATACACGGCACGATGATAAACCCGACTGGTGGAGATACCCAGGGGTTCCGAGACACGGGGACTACGTATCTTTCCTCTGCATACCTTTCATCGCTCAACGTAACGGATGAAACGACACCTTACTTATGGCCGACTCATGGCCTGCCTATGACTGTTGCAGCGACTTCTTCGGTGGTTACAGCCTACGGACTAGCGGAAGTGGTAGACAGCACATACCATAAGAGCATCGGCATCCTGACCGTCCTGGCCGATCCAGTTGCTACTGGGTCATTCCGTCCGCCCGTAGTCGGCGGAACCTCGAAGGTCGTAACCTATAATGAAAGTGACATGAGTTACGATGTGCTGGGGACGATAACGGCTGTGGACGGGCAGACCATTCACAAAGACACCTACACGGATGCTACAGACTGGGATGAGACGCTGGAGAGGTCAGTCCAACGCTACCATATGTCCTGGGGCTCCGGCGATCTATACCGGCAGAACCTATCCGCCTACACGCATCAGACTGGCTACCCGATGTATACGGCATCGCAGATCGGGTGCGTTGCCCTGGCGTTGAACTGCGACTACACGAACGCTCAAAAACGCCTCCTGCTGTGCCGTATGGTGCAGTTGGGCATCGAAGAGTATGCGATTCGTGTAGCTTCCAGTGGTGGATATAACTACGGCGAGGGGCACGCTGGCCTGCACGGATTCCCTGTCCTGTTCGCCGCCAAAGTCCTTGACGATGCCGCTATGTACGCCAACGTCCTGGCGTACAAGACAGACGAGCGGTCCCAATACTTCTACGTGTCCGAGGCTACGGATGTAGTCACTCCAGACCCAACAGAGGGCTATGCCCTGAGTTCCTCGGGTGGAACAGTAGCGAAAATATGGTCTGCGGACGGAGAGGGCACAAAGACCGGGACGGTGACAGTCACGAACGGCTCGACGACGGTGAGCCTAAATACGGGAGAGTGGTCCGGTGGAGCCGCAGAAACTTACTTCTTCGGAGTCGTCGGAGACAATCGCGCTTTCGATCCTCGCGGCCACGTCTACCAAGTTACCGGCACGCCGAGCGGTTCGACGATCACCCTGGCCGAAGCGTATGACGGTGTCACCAACGCCAACGCCCGCTATACGCTGTCCGACTGCGTGTACTACGGCCACGGCAAGGGCGGCAAGATGGATTCGGAGAACAAGTATCAGTACGATTACCCAGAGTACGTCACCCGCATGGTGGGCCTGCCGGAGTACGGATCATTTCACAGTGGCTCCCCGCTGATGGCGGGTCCATTCTGGGGGTTTCCTGGTTGCTTCGGTACCTACCGCTGGAGTTCGCCCGAGGGCAATGGCGCGGCGGCGTTGACTATCCTTATCATGGGTCTGGTCGATGAGTGGGGCCACAACGCCTATCTGGACTACATGGACAGGCATTACGAGTACACCAGTTACATCCTGAGCCTGGCCGATCATACGGGTCTTGGCGACGGAGACCTGTGGTATCTGCAATTCGAGCGGAGCATGTGGGCCGAGTACCGAGACGACTACGTAGCTGCCCGTCCGATCTGGACGTGCAAGGCGGACACCCCCTCCGGGACCAGTACCTTAACATGGGATGCCCCCGATGGAATCGACAAGTGGGACGTGTACCTGGACGAAGCGGACCCTCCTACGACCAAGGTAGGCGACGGCGTGACTACGGCGTCATTTGACACGGGCGATCTCGGCCTCAAGACAAGTACAGTGTACTACTGGACTGTATCGGCTAACGTGCCCGATACGACAGAGCGAATATTCAATCCAGATAACTTAACGCCTTGGCTACCATCCGTGTGGGACTTTACGAGCGGCGATGGCGGAGTAATAAGTCGTAGTGTAACACGAAGTCCTATTTTTGGGAGTGTGGTTCGATGAAGCGTATACTCGTTATCCTATTCTTTCTATGCTCCGTTGCTCATGCTGACTTCCTAGGAACCTGGCATATAGATGACTACGTTCCTATAACAGTAGCTACACATCAGTTCTCCACCGGCGCGGCGATGCAGCCGACTACGCTAACGTACTCGATTTACGAGGATGGCTCCACAACTGGAATTGCTGAAGACACGGACATGGTTGTAGCATCTCCGTTCGACTCTATCGTAGGCGTGTACCTGGCTCGGGTCCAGTTGACTGCCGCCGCTGGTTTTGAAACGGGGAAGAACTATACGGTGGTCGTGAAAGCTACTGTAGATGGCGTGTCGGCTGTAGCTATTCACACTTTTCAGGTTGAAGCAGCCGTAACAGCTGATATTTGGCAGTCTCAAATAAGCTCGTATTATACTGTAGCTGGCTCTTTCGCTCAGGCACTTTACAGAGCATCTATACGGTATAGGCCATAAAGGAGAAACTATGCGTTATTCACTAAGAGGAACTATTAAGGATATCTGGCATCCCCTTCGGGCCGAGGCTAACGAAGACGCTACAGCTATCGACCTGACTACTGGTAGCGCCTACGCCAGTATGCCAGCTAGTGCTGTCAAGCTCCCTCGATACAGCGCCTCTACGGGTCACGGAACGGGGATAGCTATAATAGCCTGTGCTGGAGCTGCCGCTGACAAGACATTTACGGTGAAGCTCTTCGCGTGGCGCTTTAAGAATGGCGTGGCTCAGCGACTCGCGTCTATCGCTTGCACAACCGGCACAGCTGGAGTCGTGACGTATCCCAGCGGAGGAGCGGCTACTCTCAAGTTTTGGGCGGATACAGCTACGGTCACGTCGTATCGAGTGGGATCTGTTTACTCAGTAGATGGCGAGGGTGGAAACGCGGTAGCTGAGATATTTGTAGTTGACGATGGATTTGACTACATATACGCTGAGGTCTCGGGAGCTGACGGGTCGACGGGCGCTGAGGCCGGCAACGTGTCTCTTTATTTCGCTATGGTCTAAGAGGCTAAAATGGCTCGAACTAGGACACAGATAAAAGCAGCTGTCGGATATAACACTGGGCGGGCGACAGAGAAAGCCACGTTAATCGAGACTCTCTGTGATGAGGCTCTCAAGGTGGCTATCGGAGCTCACCCGTTCCGAGGTGCCACGACGGAGCTGACAGACATAGCTATCACCGAAGACGCTACCTCAGTAGACATCTCAGCGGTCTTGACGACGACGCTAGTCAACATCGTAACCGCTCGGATCGTCGATGCCAGCGGACCGGATAACACTATCCTCATAATGAAGAGTCGGGACTGGTGGGACCGGAATGTAGTTAACGCCGAGGATAACATGAAGGGCCGGCCTGAGTATGGGCATCGCTACGGCACAACGGTTCTCCTGAACCGGCCCGCTGAGTCGGGCCTCGAGTTGCGGCTCGTGGTGTCTCAAGAAGCTACCTTCGCTTCTGACGCTACGACTTGTCCAGTCGCGATCCTCGATACGTTCGTGGTCCAGTACGCGACGGCCTTCGTCTTCCTCTCTATTGAGAACGAGGCTCAGTTTATCGAGTGGAAGCGCCAGGCGCTCGGGCCGCAGTGGGACCAGGGGATAGTAGGCGGATCGCTGCTTCAGGCGATAAATACCGATAAGTTCGATGTGTCGGAAGAGTTTCAGGCTGAGCGAGACGTTTCTAAGCGAGAGGGGACTTCGATCCTTAATAACGACTCTACCCACGATGACTACGGACAGATAAGATCGTGGTATTAAGCCGTTCACATTATGAACACCTTGGAGATAAGCAATGTCCTGGAATGGCTGGAATGTAGCTTTACCGGCAGACCATACGCAGATCAAGTCTCTGCCTGAGGCTATAAGGGACGCCGAGTCGTCAACTAAGATCATCATATCGAAGGAACACGTGGCCCCCGGAGCCGCTCAGGCTGGAGGGCAGCACCTCAAGGGATCGTGCCGGGTATATCTCGACTCGGTAACTCCATCGGTGGACCCGGAGGGAAACGGGCTGGTTACTGGATCGGTGAATGATACCTCTGACAACGGGAGAATCGCTATAGTTACTGGCTCCAGTAACTGTCTAAAGGTATATGTGGGTACTGCCGCTGGAATCTCTACCGGCTGGCAGACGGTTCTCTGCGAGCGGGTTAAGCTCGCAGAGACTATGTACGGTGGCGGTAGGGTAATATCGGATATAGCTACTGGAACCGTCTCTGGCCAAGCTATCCATGTTGGTCAGCTGGACACGGCGTACTTCGTCGGTATCTCCACTGGCACGATTCAGTCGAAGCTCCAAATAAAGACCCTCTCAACGGGTCTGGCTACCAGCGGTACGGCGCTTGTCGTGAGCCCGTATTACGATCCCGGTACCTACGCCAACGGCGAGTCCGTCACGCTGCCGAACGGGCTGATAATGAAGTTCGGGATTGCTACAACGAACGGGTCAGGTGTTGCAACTATTACGTTCGGGGCGGCTTTTCCTACCGCTATAAAGAACGTCCAAGTAACGGTGAAGAACGCTGCGTACTCGTACTGCGTTAACGTTGACGACGATCCGGCTCCCAGCGTAACTGGATTCAATGTTATAGGTACTGGAACTACCTATACATTTTACTGGATGGCTATTGGATACTAACAATGGCTGAAAAGATTATTTCCATCGCGATAGCTTGTAACCATCCGGGCCAGCAGGTTGGAGGGCTTAACAAGCGAGACGAGTCTGTTGGCTTCATGGGACAGTATACTCCCGTGATTAGGAACATGGTCGTCGAGCCAACTCGCGTTAGGAAGCGTCGAGGCTATAGCCAAGTTGGGCGGGCCAGCTTGCCACTTAGTGGCAATGGTACAGGGCTCTTCGAATACGTAGACGCTACTGGCACTCGACACTTGATCGCCATGACTACCACTGGCGCTTATAAGTACGACGCCTCAGCCGGCACCTGGGCCGATGTGTCGCCAGTTGCGGCTTTCACTGGAGATATCGATAATCGCTTTCACGGTTCCGTAGTTACAGACACTACTACCTTCGCAACCAATGGTGGATCGGCCTTGGTAGTTACCAACAACAACGATGATCTCCACTACTTCGAGGGAGACACTGGAGACGTCTTCACTAAGCTTGTCCACGGCTACCCATCCTTCGGTAACTGCGTCGATGTTTCGGAGTTCTGGAATCACCTGATCTTGCTTCGAGTGACTACAAGTTCTACTAACAACAGGCTCCTCGCTTGGGCGGATCTCGGAGACGTGACTGAGTGGGCTGCCGGGACCAGCGGAGCGACGACACTAACCGACTCTCTCGGCTCCCTTAAGCGGGCTGTCAAGCTCGGCCAGGCACTGGTGATGTATTCAGATAGCTCTATTAGCCTATGTAACTACATCGGTAGCTCGACGCTCTACAGTATTCCGACGCTAGTCTATGAAACGGGCCTCCTCTGCTCCGACGGGGTTTGGGGATCGTATAACTATCACTGCTTTATCGGATCGGACCTACGAATCTATCGATACTACGGCGGAACGCAGCTTGATCATATCGGCGGGCCGGTTGAGTCGTCTCTCTTTAGCGAGCTCAACTACAACCTGAAAGAGCGAATCTGTGCTATGTACGATCCGATCCGGTACAAGCTGTACTTCTGCTTTCCCCGCTCGACGGACACTTACAGCTACGCAGCTTATGCCATCTCGACGGACCTCGATGGGTGGCCTTGGGAGTACCACGAGTTTGCTGATAGCGTTTGCGCTTCCTCCGTTATGCACGCAACTAGTACCGTCTACTGTGACGACGCTACGTGGGGCGAGTACTATTGCGATCTTGTCACAGCTTACTGCGACGATCCCTTCGGCCAGAGTGACGCTCCTGTTTGTGTCTTCCTCAGCCACGACGGATATGTCTTTATGCTTGATGAGCGGACTGGCTACGACGACGCTACCGCGATTGAGTGCGAGTATCAGACTGAGGACATAACCGTCGATGCTGAGGAGTCGTATGGCCGATTTACCTGGATGTCCTTTGTAGCTATGTCGTCCACCGCTGGGACGGTGGACGTGTCGTACTCGACGGACGGTGGAGGTAGCTGGACAAACTTTGTAGACTCTCCGGTTCAGCTGACCACATCCTGGGATACTTACAAGATTCCTTTCGACGCTTCTGCTCGACGGGTCCGTTTCAGGTTCTCTCAGGTTACAGCGGATGATCTCCAGCTGCGAGTCGCTGTCAACATAGCGGTAGCTCCTACAACTGGAAGGGACTAATGGAAACAAGATATAAGTATTTTGATATGCCGGTTATATCTAATGATATACCCACCGGACTTAAGCTCTTCCTCATTGAGCTTGGTCGGCGTATCCAAATAGCTATCCAGGAACCTCCCACTCAAACGGAGCCCGGGGCCAGGCCAGTCGAGGATAGTTCGACTATCGATGACGAGCAGAACGGGGAGCGGTTCAGTAACTATGGAGCCACAGGCCCGATTACGTTTCAGATGCCTCCGGCGGTTCCGGGCCTCGAGTACGAGTTTTCCGTCGATGCTAACTACGCTATTTACATAGCGCCCGCTCCTACTGAGCGGCACTTACTGGGCGTAGCCAACCAAGCTATTGTTATCAGCGCTGTAGGAGACATCATCCGACTTGGCTGTGTAGTCGCTGGCATATGGCGGATTATCCGAATCGTTGGCGGATCGACTATGACATATACCAGCTACATTCCCGATGCCACTGGACTTCCGATTCCTTCAGCAGACGGGTCGCCGATTTTAGGAGCTTAAGATGTATCGATACTTGTGGCTTTTGTTACTTCCCACTATCGCGCTCGGTCAGATAAGCACTTATACCGAGTCTACTAATCCCGATGCGAACGATCTGTTTTATCTCCTTGGTAGCCCCTCGGGAACACCAGTTAACAGGAAGCTTAAGATCAGGACGATTCAGGAGAACGTAGACGTTAAGTCCTTCGGGGCCAAAGGTGACGCTAACACAGACGACGCTACGGCGTTTCAGAACGCTATCAACTACGCACTACTTAACAAGCGGGGAGTCTTCGTCCCCGCCGGCGAGTACTGCATCGGGACGACGCTGACGATCGGAACGGGCGCCAAGGAATACACCGGCTTCCAGATGATTGGCCAAGGGCGTCCTCAGATCGTTTGGGATGGCGCTACCGGCGGCCAGCTAATGAAGATTACTAGCGTTTCGTTTTCCGAGTTTAGCGGGATATACTTCGATGGAAACGACGTGGCTGACTCGAATGGCATTTGGATAACTACAGCCAGTACGTATCCTACAATGGAGCTCCTATGGCGATGTTGCGATATCCGAGACTTCGGTAAGATCGGGCTGGATGTGAAGCAGCGCGAGGCTGACCTAGTTACGTGCGACTGGATGGAGTTCTCTGAGTGCCATATCGGCTATAACAACATAAACGTAGTCCTTCGAGGCGGCGTTCGGGACTGTCACTTTGTGGGTGGAGCGAACCTTAGCGCTGACACCTACGGCGTGCGGATCGATGGCGGAAAGCTAAAGGCTGTCAATGTAACGTTTGCTGGAAATACCACATGCGACATCTATCTCAACGGAGCTATCTCGGCGTTTAACTTGTTTGACTGTTGCTCTGAGAGTCAGTGCATTGTGCAGACTAATCCGGCTGTAGTAGCTGGATCGTCGCTAATCGGGCCCTCGATTATCAGCGGCTTCCACCAAGACTTAGCGACTGTAACTCCCGATCCACTTGTGCCAGCAGCTATTGACTACGATATTGCTCAAGGCTTGGTCTTGGTGGCTTGTCGGTTTGCTAACAATGTGTCTATCGGCTCGGACGTGACTTCAGTTACGGCTACGGAAGTTTTCTTCTATCCCGACGCAACGAAGAAGTTTACAGGCGATGTATCTCAGCTAACCGCAAAGTTCTCGGGCGGCAAGGAAGGACGAGGGACGACTGATCCGGCGGAGCTGCTCCACTTGAAGGATGAAACGGGCTCGCCTCTGTTGCTGGATACTACAGCTGATGGTGTAGTACTAAAGATGAAGGCCGGAGTGCTAACGGACTCTCAAGCTATCGGTCGATCCGCTGACGCTACCGATATGAGGGAGCCAAACGGCACAGCTCAAATTATTCTGCACCACGGAAACGGTTACGTCTCCATAGGAGACACTGGATGCTATCCACCTCAAGCGCAGCTTCACGTTGGTGGAGGTGCTATGTTTGAGGGCCACATTTACGTTAGGAACGGAGCCACCTCTGGCGGCTATATCGATCTCTATGAGGATAGCGACGAGACTAATGACAACTACGTTCGGTTGCTGGCTCCGGCACTAGCCGCTGACTTGTCCTTCACGCTTCCGGCTGCTGATGGAACCTCCGGGCAGTTCCTCAAGACTAACGGATCGGGCGTTCTTAGCTTCGGTACGGCGGCTGGCGGCGGAGATATGCTGGCAGCTACTTACGATGCTGACGCGGATGGAGATATCGATGTAGCTGCTGGCGGGACCGAGAAGTCCACTTGGACTCAGTACGCCATTCCATACTTAAGTAACACTACGGTCTTCGGAGAGGTGGCTATTGGAACGGCGGGCCAGATGCTCAAGGTAAACTCCGGGGCGACTGGATACGATTGGCTTTCAGCTAACGCCGGCACAAATATCACGGCGGACCTCGAAGAGGAGACTCATGCAGCTGAGCACGCTGTAGCTGCCGCTGACACGGTCTTCCCCGCTGATCCTGGGGCGGATCGTTACTTGATGTGGGACGACGACCCGGGTGCACTAGCGTGGGCCGAGGTATCCGCGGGATACACAAATCTAACTAGCTTCGTTGCCCAAACAGCTTGGAGAGTTCTCTATAGTAACGCTGACGGAGACATTACAGAGCTGGCACTTGGCAGCGACGGAGAGTATTTAAAGAGTAACGGAGCTTCTGCGGCTCCTACCTGGGCGACTCCGTCTGGAGCGGCTCATGACGCTGCATCCTTAGCCGCTGACGCTGACGCTATCCTCGGACTGTCCACTCAAGAGATTAACCTCGATACTCAGACAGCTAACTATGTCTTCTCTGGTCCAGTTTCTGGAGCTGCTGCTGACCCGACGTTCCGAGCCCTGGTAGCTGACGACATTCCCGATCTAAGCGGGACGTACTTGACCGCTGAAGTCGATGGAAGCGCCTCCAACGAGTTGCCTACTGCCGGATTCGCTATCGACGTTTCTACAACTGAAGTTGCCTTCGATTCGACCGAGATAACTGGCGCGACTACGTGGGACGATGGAGGCGAAGCGTCGGTAGCTTGGACCTGGAACCTATCAGCGGGAGACCCCACTCTAACTATGGGAAACGATTTGTTTACCCTTAGTAACTCCCTCACCGTAGTTACGGGAAAGAACATTACGCTCGGGACGACGCAGTGGAATTCAAGCGACGCTATAGACGGTGAGCAGATCGCTGCCGACACTATCGACGATGATTCTATCGACTTTACCGATGTGACCTTAGCTGACATAACGGACGATGTAGGTTATCTAACGGCTGAGGTGGACGGGTCAACTACCAACGAGATCGAGGTTGTCGATGAGGCGTTTAATGCGACGAACTTCAACGGTGGCACGACCGCTGCCGTTTCTCAGGATGACTTCTATGACTTGTGGCATGGGATCGATACTGACGACGATGGTGACGTAGACGCTATGGACGCTACTGTGTGGGCCACGAAGCAAGCGGCTGACGCCGACCTGACCACTTACGCGGGGATCACTCCAAGTGCGGATATGCAGACATTTCTCGCATATGCTAACCTCGCTGCGATCAAGGCTGGCATAAGCTTGGACGACTTGGTCACGCTATCCGGCGTAGCCGATGGCGCTGTTAACCTCGGCGAGTTTACCGGCACTACGATAACTGACAACGTGACACTTAAGGCAGCGATGCAACTACTTGAGACTGCCGTTGAGACTAAGCAAGCTACGGTGACCGAGGGTAGCCTCGCTAACTCTGTGATTCTCTCGGCCGATATTAAGGATGGTGAAGTGGCTGTTGCCGATCTCGCTACCGACGCTAAGACCTTCGGGATTAACTTCGTGATCGACGGCGGCGGGTCAGCGATTACAACCGGCATAAAAGGAGACATCGAGCTTCCGTTCGCTGGGACGATCACCAGCGTCCGCCTTCTCGCCGACCAGAGTGGCTCGATTGTAGTGGACATATGGGAAGATACTTACGCGAACTTCCCTCCAACAAATGATGATACAAGTACAGCGTCCACTCCGCCGACAATAACTACGGCTACCAAGAGCGAAGATTCGACGCTCACTAGTTGGGACACGACATTCTCCGCTGGAGACACCCTGCGGATCAACGTAGATAGCTGTACTACGATTACTCGATGCACGTTAAGTATTAGAGGAACAAAGAGCTAAGAGGTAAACTATGGCGCTAACAGTAGAAGTAACTAAGGTCTGGCCAACTGTCAGTCCGACAAATGAGGACTACAGGATCGCACTTCAAGTGTCTCTTAGCGATGACGGCGTCCAGGTCCGGCAGGAGACATTTTCGTGCGAGGTAGATAAAAACGAAGTCCTGACAAGTACAACCAGTACAATCGGTCGACTGTTGACTAAGATAAACGCTTGGGTTTCTATATACAAGAAAGAAAAAGTTGCGTTCAACCATGCCGCTTACGAAACTATCCGGGCCGGAGTGGCCAGTGGGATCAGTCTATAAGGAGACAACATGAGACGTAAGTTTATAACGTGGTCAGTAGTCGTAGCGTCGATAGCTATTGCACTCTACACCTCAACGGTTATCTATGCAGCCTTGACTAAGACTTCCACTGAGACCGTTGTCCACGCTTGGAATGAGGTTCTTCCAACTACGGCTGAAGTTGGTACCGCTGGAGATGTCTCAGCGTCGTACAGTACCGCTCTCTGCCTTGAGACCGGCTGTACCGAGGCTGGGGACTTTAGTGGAGCCACTTTCTACGTCGAGATTTCCTACGACACCGAGAACTGGATGCTACTGACATCGTTCACGAGTTCAGCGGATGCCACTGTCGGAGCTGACGACGTAAACGATGCCAGCTCAACAGCTGGAGACGCTACCCTTACAGTGACTGATGCCGTTTCTGATGAGCTAGATGTTGTTGGCAGGACGTGGCTGATCTGGGACGGTACTGCGGCAAACTCTGAAATTTGTCGTACTATCTCCAAGGGTACAACGGTCGATGTGGACTTCGATACGCTGACTCTCGCTGACCCGACGACTCACGATCACTTGGATGGGGTTATTGTCTACGATAGAGCTGAGACTTTCATCGTAGCCTTGCCACTTGCGACTCGACAAGTCCGAGTGATTTGTTACAACGGGGACGACACTATCAACTGTGCGTACCAGTATAGCGTCCTGAAAGTGACTGCAATCCAATGATAAAGAAGCTATTCTTAGTCTTGCTTCTCTGCGCTCTCGCATCAGCGCAGAACTTCAAGCCGCCGATGGGAACTCAGATCGACTGGTCTCATCCTCTCGCTCGCGGTCTGGTCGGCTGCTGGCTGATGAACGAGGGGGCGGGGAATGTCGTCTACGATCAGAGCGGGAATGGCAAGACGGGCACGATCACGGCGGCGACGTGGATGGCAGGACTGGAAGGAGCGGCCCTAAATCTCGATGGGACTGGAGACTATATTCTGGTCGGCTCCTACATCCCTGCGATAACCGCTACCAGTGACTTCACCATTCATTGCAAAGTTAAAATCACTGCTCGGAATGGTAGCCAGTTCATATTATCCCAAGTACGCGCCAGTGGTGACAGATTTGGTGTTTACGTCAACGATAGTGCATCCTGCACCATCAGTATTGAGTACTACGAGGGGTCGGCCTACGGGCGCTACGTGACAGGCACTTTATCCTATGGCACATGGTACGATGTGTGTCTGATAAACTATGCGGACAAGACAAAGGCCATTTTTATCGATGGAGTTCTAAATTCCGGTACAGGGGCATCGGGCATCTCCCCCGGCAGTTCGGGGACAAATCAATTCGTATTCGGAGCGTCTGCATCGGCTGGTGCAAGTTTTCTGAACGGGCAATTTAGTTATGGGTCTATTTACAACCGTGCCCTCTCCGCCTCCGAGATCGCCCAACTCTACCGCGAGCCGTTCGCGATGCTAGCGCAAGAAACACCAGAGTTCTTTGTATCAGCTGGTGAGGAAGAGCCGGCTGTCGGCCGGATTCAAGTTATCTTTATCTCCGGAATTCCCGTTTGGGTTACTTTAGCCTTGGTATCCACTTGTGTCCTCGATATGAGACAAAGGAGACGTGCAGCATGAAACAGTGGCTTGTACTTATCGGTATCTGTATCGGTGTGGCTGGCGCGAGCACTGTCCCGAAGGTAGTTCTGTGGGACGCGAACGACTCTCGAGGGCAGGTGATTATCTACAGCAGCGATCCGAATGATGTTCAAGCTTGGTACGATACCTTCGTGGCTCCTCGTGTGGCGGCTCAAGTTGCGGCTCTCATCGCTGATCCGAACGCTCTCATAGACTCCAACGATCTCGCTTCAGCGATTACGTCGAGTGAGCAGCGAATGTGGCAGAAGATGGTAGAGGCAGACGAAGCTAATAATCGTCTTACTCAGTCCGCTATGATCTCGCGGATGTCCGTGGAACTTCAAGCGTGGTTGTCAGAGCTTTAAGGGAGATACTACATGGACGGAGCTCAGGTGTGGTGGGTAGACAAGGCGAATCGGTTCATAATTATAGGACTCACTGTAATAACTCTATGGAGTGCGGCTCAGTGGATTAGCTATCGATCAACTCAGCTAAGCCTAACAAGAGCGATAAACGACATAGCTCTGCTACAAGAGCAAACATCTAAGATCATCCGGCTTCAAATCGCTGTGGACGCTCAGCAAGACGTAATTACTCAGCGGATCGACGTTCGACTGGATCGGATCGAGGGGAATACAGAGGTGATAAAGGAAGTATTAGTCGCCAAGTCGAAAGATAAGGGAGCAGCAGCTAATGAATGAATCCAGCGAGAAGAGGAAAGGCGTTGTCGATTGGTTGAGTTTGATTCTTCCTACGGCAATAGTACTGATCGGCGGGCTGGTAGGATACTATGGAGGGTACAGTAAACTTGAGCAGCGTGTAACATCGTCGTGTGAAAAGTTCCAGGAGGACCTCCATCGACTCGAGACATCCGGGACAGCTGTAAGCGTGTCTAATAGCAAAGATATCGTTGGTCTTCAAGTTAAGTTTGAGACCATTGACCAACGACTTAAACGGATTGAGGACGGACAGATCCAGCTGATCAACATGCTCTCTCGTCGTAGCGACAATAATCCATAAGGGGAAACAATATGAGTTGGCTAAGCGAAATCTTCAACGGTCAAGATGCGAGTACTAAGCAGTACTCCACGCTCGATCAGAGTCAGCAAAAGGTGTCATCGGCACTCGGCTCTCAAATCTCAGCGGGTCTATCGACGGGAGCTACACCGTACAGTGGCCAGCTGGTCGCGTCGATGCCCTCAATGTTTAGCGACGCCTTCAAAGCCCTCTCGGGCTCGATGGGGCAGTATAATAGCTTAATAAAAGACGCTCTTGTTGGTCAGGCGTCTGGAGCGCCAGCTTACACGTTCGATAGCGGTAGGGCCACAGGAGACTGGAGTAAGCTATACGCTGTCCCCGTTATGCAGACCTGGCGAGAGACAGTCTTGCCACTTATCAGCGAGTCATACAACGCTCTACCGGGAATGGCTTACTCAGCGGCTCGAGGCAAAGGGATCGAGGGAGCAGCCAATCAGTACTATACCGAGAACGTAGCTCCATCTCTTTACAACTGGCTCCAGACAGGCGAGCAGATGGGGTTCCAGTCAGCGGAGAACGCAGCCTCTCGGCAACTTACGGCGGCTAATCAGCTCGGTAGCTACGACTATAACCAGTTCCTCAACGCCGCTGGAGCGTCTTCGATGATGCAGTCGGCGGAGCAGCAAGAGCTTACGGCCAAGTACAACGAGTTCCTCCGGACCACCGCTGAAGGAAATCCGTGGCTCTCTCAGGCTATGTCGTACATAGGAACCCCGACTACAGCGACTGTCTACAATCCCGAGACAACTGGAATGGGCAAGCAGTGGCTGGCTGGGATACTCAGTAACCTCGGGCCAACTAGTACCGGGGGTGGCGGGATTGGTCAACTGATAGCGTCGTTAGCTACAAAGGGAGCATAACATGGCTGGATCATTTACAGTAGTCGAACGCCCGATCACTCGGGATATTATGAATTACCTGATGATGACTTCTTCTAAGGCGGATAGGAAAAAGACTCGGGAGATGGAGCAACAGCGGATCGGGCTTAGTCGAGAGGCCCTTGGGCTGGAGAAGAGTCAAGGGCAGCAGAAGATTGACTTAGCCCGAGAAGCTCAGGCTCTGGATAAGGCTCAGGCTAGTAGAACGGAGGCATACGTTTCCGCTCAAATAAAGAACTGGCAGGAAGAAAACAATCGACTAAACAAAGCTCAGGTCATGGAGGCCAAGCGGCAGAAAGATCTTGGTCGTATCTCAGCTGCTCAGCTGGATGCTATCAAAGTCAGCACTAAACTTGAGCAGCAGAAAGCCGACGCATTTGCCACTATGTCTCCAAAAGACTTAGCGGCGTATCTATCACTTGGCGAGACTATCCAAGCTCAGAGAGCGCAGATTGCTGCAGCTGGACAAGAGGCTCAGCTATATAGAAGTACCCTTGGGATGCTTCAGGAGAAGCGGGCCAGTGATATTAGTAGCCTTAAAGAGCTGGTTGGCTCGGCGGCTGACAGCGCCAACGCGTCTCAGGAGCTGGTCAGGATTCTCGGCGAGTCCGGCGGGGACTTTTCGTCGATCCTAAACGGGAACAATATCGCGAGGATAGTCGGAGCCAAGCAGGCTGATATGCAGAATAGCGCTCAGATGCAAAGTCCAGTTATGAAGAGCGTCGAGGCGTATAAGGAGAACGATCCTCCTGGCACTGAGTACTCCAACCTGTTTATGCAGGCCGCTTCCAGTAGTATCGCTAGGGGTATCCCGCTTCCATCAGCCGTTATCGACGTGCCGGCTGGAGGAATGATAGCTGGAGCTAAGCGGCTCCTTGGAGCCGGGCCGGTTACTCCGAGAAGGATGCTATTTGAGGAGGCTCAGGCTCTCGACTCCGAAGAGACAAAGAAAACTGGCGTTAAGTCCACTACGTATCAAGATGCTTGGCTCACGTCGTACAAAGTAGAGGCTCAGCAAACTGCAGTTCAGGGAGCCCTTAAGGGCAAGGCGGGCGGCGAAAGTGCGACTAGGTTAGCTCCTGGCGGCATTACTATTAATATCCCTGGAGCTAACACTAACGACATGCTCAAGCAGACCCAACGGAAGTAACCATGAATATCGATAAAATAAAACCTCGATCATTCAATCCTCAAGTCGATCCAACTGATCTGGTTAGGTTCGCTAATCCAGAGATAGTCCAGGAGGTCCTGGCCAGTAAGCCGCCTGGATTTATCGAGTCCCTAGACAAGATGCAGCAAAGTATGAACACTGGATTCGTCCAGGCCAGTAAGCTTCCGGGCCTTCTATGGGGAGATAATTATGCTAAGCCTAAGCCATCTGAGGACGCCACGGCTGCAGCGTTTCAAGGTATCGGGGCGGCAGCTGAGATGGGTCTCGAGCTATTCGGAATATCGAAGCTCTTGGTAACGAGTGGAGCCATGCCGCTAGGCAAGGCGCTCTTTCCAAGACTCGCTAGGCCGGCTATGGAATTCGGAGCTCAGGAGGCAACTAAGCAGGTTAGGCTTGGAGCCGCTGAGGCTATCCATGGAGCTGACGCTGGATATGGTGGAGCCGGAGCCGTTGCTGAGTCGATGGCGCTAGGATTCTTGCTCGGGCTTGGAGGAGTCGTTGGCAGTAAAGGAGCTAAAGGCGTCGTAAAGATTTGGAATAAACTTACTGGCGCTGAAAAGGCTGCGGCTGCAAAGACCCTTGGACTTGGTAAGGACGCAGGAGTTCAAGAAGTACTTGAGTCGTTTGAGAACCAGCGGATTCTCTACGACCCGGTCTTGTGGCAAGGTCGCGCTGGAGCTGCTGCCATGACCAGCCGGCCCGGGGCCGCCGAAGCTGTCGCTAATGCTATGGAAATGGCCGGTAAGGTAACTGAGAAGTTCGGCCAGATCATCTCGGCACGAAACTTCCTTATCGGCGGTTCGATTAAGCAAATGGTTTTAAGTTCGGCCGGTAAGGCTGCTGTCGCTAAGTCTGGCGTGACTCCATCGATGGTGGCCAAGATGGGGCGGGCCGAGTGGGCCAAGTGGTACTTAGAGACGATCGCTGAAGACACTGGCGTTCCAGCGTTATCGACTAATCCTGCAATCAACACTCTAACGAGAGATACAATCGTTAGCATGACCAAGAGTCAGGAGAAGTCATCCGAGGAGCTTGTCAGCTTGGCGTTTAGAGAGGGAAATCTAACCAAGGTAAATCGGATCAATCCTTGGCTATCTTTCCGCCACATGATAGACTCGTTCGAGCAAAAGACTGGCGTGCCAGTTTCTCACTTAACACGTCGGATGATGAAAAGCAGCGCGACGACTGATAGGTCCGTCGAGCAAGAGTTCTATAGCATCATTAAGCCTAGCGAAGTTGCTAGGATCAGTGCCAAGGATAACACCGATATCGCCAACTGGCTTTGGTCGTCCGAAACTCGGGCCGAAGCTGAAAAGTCTATAAAGCCCGAAGCGTTGTCTGTCGCTAAGCGACTCGAGGGGCTCCTACAAGGAACCGCTGCTAAGGACATCCAGCAGCAAGTGTTCTATCGCTGGATGGAGCAAGGAAAGGTACCGGCTAACATCAGGAGGATAGCAGCGAGGGAAGCTATAAAACTCGACACGACTGGTAAGGTCGCTCAGCTACCAGGTATAGATGCAGTTACATATAGACTAGCACGAAAGAAGTTAAGCCAAAAGGACCTTAGTAAGTATCTCACGTCTCTCGGAGATGACGAGAAAGCTACTGCGATAGCGTTCTTTTCCAGTCCCGAAGTTACAAGTACGCTGAAGAACTACGCTAAAGACACCCTCAAGGCTGGCAAGGCTGCTCACGCCGCAGGCAAGCTTAAGGAATGGATCGCCACTCAGCCCGCCTGGGGAATCAGGCAGCGGTACTATATGTCGGATATCGATAAGTTTGATCTTATCGACGATAACATGAGTAAGATCGGGCTGTCAGCTCTTACTGCTCCTCAGGTTGGAGAGCACGTAGCAGGGACGCTGGCTAGTGAGTCGTTGGCAAGGAGATCGTCGACAGCCACTATCAAGAGTGGCTCAGTAATTAAAAATATCTTCTCTCACATGCAGCGAGTTCGAGCTGGAAATGCCATTCACGACGACGCTAAGCTAATCGCCAGTCGGCTTAACAGCGTCGGTATAAGCGACAAGGATAAGCGGATTGTATCGCAAGTACTCGATAACGTTCTACACCGATCGGCTCCAGTAGATAGACCGTTTGAAGTTGCGGCTGCTGCTAAGGGGTGGTTCTGGAAAACTCGTCTTAGCCTCATGATGAGGCCAGCTACAGTAGCTAGCATGACCGTTCGCGATATCTTTCAAGCTGCTGCTTACGGGCCGTTCGCCACTAGCCTGAAGACTATGGCTAAGATGCCACTAAGTGCGATGCGGTACGTTGCGTCGACTGTAACCAAGGGGAAGAGCCTTGAAGAAGTTGATCCAGAAATGGCTAAAAGATTCGCTACCACTTTCCAAGAGTACGTATCGCAGAAGCGGAGTAAGTACCTCGAGCAGTTGATGATAGAGTCATCGAGGATAGTCAGCGACTACAAAGGAATTCCGGGACTGAAGAAGGCATCGGACCTCCTTGAACGAACTGGTGGATTCTATCCGCTATCGGATGAGCTTCAGAGATCGTCACTTTGGATAGCTCAGTACAGCGTAGCTAAGAAAGCAGCGACAGACATGGCTGCTGGAAAGATAACGGTTGATAAGTTTCTCAAGGCCGTCAACGGTAGAACTATGTCACCTCAGCAGAGGCTAGAGCTAGTCAATATCCTCAAGGCTGGAAACGCTGATGACGCTGCTGAGTATGTAGCTACTACTGTTGTGGACGACGTGCTGTTTAGGTACCGGATCGCCGAGAAAGCTGGAGTGGAGCAGACGGTTGAGGAGCGCGTCTTAATGGGCCTTTATCAGTTTCCTCGAGGAACATCGGAGCTGACATACACTCGAGGAATCAAGCCCATGATTCAAGGCTGGGAAAGTGGCGACACGAAGCAGGCGTTTGCTGGAATGATGAACCTAGTTAAGGGAGTGATTTCAACCGGCGCTGTCAAGGGCCTCTCTAAGGCGCTTTGGGGGATGCGGACTTACGGTATCGTCAGCGAGGCTCTCGGTGGATACCAGATGCTGGACCCGGGAACTGGAACGCTGATGAATGTACTGGAGTACACTAACGACCAGTGGAGTCAGTATAACACCGGCAAGATAAGCAAGGCTCAGCTGGCGGATCGGGTCTTCGAGGGCTGGTGGAAGCCGTTCGAGGTTCACTGCTTGCCATTTGTAGTAGAAATAGAAAACGCCTACGAGTCAGCTCACGACATCGCAGGCGTTAATATCTATCGGTCAGTTAGGAATAGGATAGCTAAGCTTACCGGACTCGATGAGAGGAAGTACAAGAAAGTGGAACGGAGTCTTAAGGAGAAAACCGTACACGCTATCCTCGGCCGGTATGAGTACCCCGTTAAGAAAGAGGAGAAAAAAGGATGGGAGAAGTAAGAGCCGCTAGCGGGTGTACTTGTTCTTCAGTATTGCCATATCGAACTCGTTCGGACCCACTAGCGTGACCAGATCGTTCCATCGTTTCTCCCACTCCTCGTAGACCAGGCACGCACTGTATCGCCAGCACCTATGGCAGAGGGCCTTGAACTCATATTGTTGGCACAGGATCAGCTCCAAGTTAGCCTTGGTGAAGCTGGTGGCAGCAGCCACGATAGCATCGGTAGACCCAACGGGCTCGTTAGTCTCATTGGCGTTTACTTCACTCGACTCTTCCATTTACCTGGCCTCCATCTTGCATTAAGCTGTTCACATTATGAACGGCTGTTTCTGCTATAGGTATTAGGTCCTCTATCAGCTTAGCTATCGTTTCAAGGAAAAGAAGTCTGGTAGCTGGCCAGTAGTGCGTGTTAAACACGACAGCTTTGATCTGCTGAGTGACTGACTCGGTTATACTATTTTCCGACATATACGTACCTCACCTTTGCCCCTTCCACTTCGACCTTGACTAGTCCTTCCTGTTCCAGCGATCTGATCATGATACTCAGCTCGTCCGCTGTCATCTTGTTTCGGACTTGAGAGATCAGCTCGCTACGATTTACCACTTTATGTCGTTGTATATAGCTAATTATCTGCTCAAACACATCACCGACTTCCTTAGACGAGATCGATCTAAGCACCGCTGGCATTGACTCCTCGACCCGGGACAGCGCCTTGTTAGCTGTTTCCATATCCCATAAGGTGATTAGCCTCTCGTCGGATCGGCTGGCAGAGATGGCCATAGCTGTCTTCAGCAACGTGTGTCCTCGCCGTCCGCAGTATCCGTGGAGGTTTGGCTCATCGAGGAGAAAGCTCCTCGTGTGAAACTCGATATAAAGATCCTCGAACCGTTTCTTCGCGTCAGCGGCTACACCGAATGGGCCTCTCATTTCGGTAACTGAGCAGAGATCATTAACGATTCCTTTTCGCCGATCTTTGTTTTCCTCGCTAAGACAGGGCCAAGGGATAAGCTTTTCACCCTTATCTTTGAACACAAAGACAACGCGAGACGTAAATCCCCCACCAACTGCAGCCATTGGGACAGCTTCTCGTATCCACTCGCTGGTACTCCCACCAAGCAAGCAGAGACATGGATTTCGAACGTTCTCGATTCCTCGTCCTCTGGTTTCATAGGGAAAGTCCTGACAGTCATAAAGTTTTGTTAGTACTGGGATCATGCCGTCCTTGAAGCTCTCTCGGTTAATCAAAGTATAGAGCTCGTCTACTATAGCTGCCCCAACCGCCGGCTGTAGCACCGTCACTTTGCCGTCCCCGATTCCAGCTAAGGAGCCGATCAATGCTTGAGTGGTCATCTTCTGACTAAGTAGCTTCACCGGCGCTGACGCTGAGCGGGACTCGTTCACCTTGTAGATAAAGTCACTGACGAGTGTTATCGCCGAGGACTTCTTGCATCGAGCTGAGCCGGCCACAAGGACCACATAGAGGTTTGGATACACTGTAAAGTATCCTTGATCGATGAAGCAGTTCCGGCCAAGGCACATCGCTACAGCGGCTATCCCTGACCACATAGCGAAGATAGCTGGAATCTCGGTCTCCTCGGTGTACTTGACAATGTTTTCCAAGATGCCTCCGCTAAGCCTTCTCTTAGTCGCCATTCGATTATCGTCCTCATTCTTTCACCTCTTCACAGTCTCGCCAGTTCCTTCCGACGGAAATCTCAACTGGTATAACCAATGGCTCCACAGCGGCGTTTATAGCGAGAGGAATCCTAGCAGCGGCTCGGAAGGCCGAGATGCCAGTAGCGATCGTAGCTGGATCGTCAGCCACTTGTATAACCACTTCATCGTGTACTTGTAGCAGCGTCTCGAAACTGGCCCGCCAGAGTCGATTAAAGATTTCGTTACACAGCGTCCCGACGATACACTGAGGCTCGAAAGCTACCGCTACACTTACGCAGCTTTCGGGTCGGTCGAAGAACTGCCGCCGGAAGCCAAGGCATGTCGTTATAGTTCTAGTACTTCTGATTCGTCGCTCCACGTCTGACCACCATCGCTCGAGACCTGGCAGTACACTCCTTCTTGTGTCGACGATGCGCTTAGCAAGTGTATAGTCAATTCCATCCACGTCCCACTTGGTAGCCGTGGACTGTATGACCCGAGGGCCAGCACAGTAATTCCCTGCGTGGTTAGCAATCTTACCAACTTCTCTCTGCCACTTACTAACCTCACTCTCGCTGATCCCAAATACTGGAGCGGCGGACCACTTGTGGATATCGAACTTTCCTGCTTTGTACTTGTCATAAAGCACCTTGTCTCCATAGCGAGTTAGAATCCAAGCTACGACCATCGCCTCGGCTTGTACGAGGTCTCCCTTTATAAGAACCTTTCCGGGATCAGCTATAAACAAGTTTCTTACGTTCTCGATCCCGGCCCGTTTGCCCTTAGGAATGTTCTGTAAGTTCATTCCCTTGCCGAAGATATTCTTCGAGGAGCTGATGCGAAACGTGTCAGTTCCCGAGGGGTTGTAGCTGGTCCGCATCCGCCCGTCCTCATCGACCGGCACGTCGATGAAGGTTGAGATCAGTTTAGTGTCCTTCCGGTACGACAGGATTAGCTTAAGGATCGGCTCTCCGGGGTATCGCTGAAACAGCTTCTTGATAGCCTCTTCGTCGGTAGTCGGTTTGTTATCCTTATAGATCACTGGCAGCTTCATCTTGTCATATAGCAGCTCGTTGACTTGCTTGGGCGAGTTTGGGTTTAGGTCGGCCCCAGCTATGGCTCTGATGGCTGCCTCGGTCTCCTTTATCCTCGCTGTTACCTTTATCCGTATTTCTTCTCGCGCAGTTAGATCGATTAGAACGCCTCGATCTTGAGTCTCAGCGAGGGCTATCGCGAGAGGATGAATGTGGTTGCTATAAGTTTCGTAGAGCGTAGTCATTTCTGCTCCCGGAGTTTCCAGTTTGTAAGCCAGCTGAGATCGACGGGCTTGTAGCTCTCTGGCTTAATCCACTTTCCGCCTTCCATATGCCCGCCTTTCTTGGTCATATTAGAAGCGTGAACCTGACGAAAGACTTCGTCTATAGGTATACCGAAGGCGATGGCAGTACCAAAGACTACGTACAGCAAATCCGCGAGAGCGTCAGCTACTGGAATCATACCTGAAACATCTGATGTGTCTATAGCCTCAACCAGCTCGCCCAGCTCCTCGGAGATCAGTCTCAGTCTTGATATAGCGAGCTTCCACGTCCGTATTTGTGGCGCTCCAGCTTCAACAGCCTGGCCAGTCATCTCATGGAATTCCTTGACCATTGCCACATAGTCGGGAGGGGAAGGCAGGCCAGGCAACTCTCTTTTATCTTCCCGCCCTTTGAGATAGGAGATTACTTCCTCAACCGCGTGTAGTGCCCTATACGCAGGCGCTTGAGACTGGTCATCGGCGTATTCTCCTGCTCTCTTTAGTCTTTCCGCTTTCATACAAATGTCTCCTTAAGTTCCTTTTCTATTTTCTCTCCTGCTTCAAGCGTCACTATGCAGTCCATGCCGTTATAGTACGCTGTACTGTTGTCGTCAGACGGCGAGTACTCAGTCCAGTAGTTCGGGTAGTCCGTTAGAATCGAGCAGAGAAAGTCCAGTCCCTTTGGAAATTCAGGATAGAGGCAATTGTGAACTATAATGTCGTTGGCGGCAAAGCAGTGGCAGTCGTGCTCAACTGATATATCATAGACAGCATCCGTTTCGTTAAGAGCTTCTACATACAGCACTTTGGCATTTACTTTTTTAGTCCTCCTAAGTTGCTGGGCCTGACTTAGCGATCGAGTAGCGATCTCTTTTCTACTCATGAATCTACTTACTGTGGATTGATTTACGTGGAATACCGATGCTATTTCCAGAGTCGACATACCAGCTGAGTACATAGTACGCACGTCATTCTCGACTGTATCGAGCTTAGTCGCTCCAAAGTTCCACGGAACTTCTCCTATTAGAGCACTAGAAGGCGTCTTTCCATGAGCTATGTTATGATCGCTAATAGTAAGAGCTTCCAGGTTATCCGGCATATTATTAGTCGGATTTCCGTCTCTGTGGTGTATTAGTTTACCCTCAGGAATAGGCCCGTTGAAGTGCTCAAACACAAACCTGGAAGTTTTTACGCCCTGGCATATGTACTCATTTCCATCTATCATTTTAAAGCATTTCATCCTAGTTAGCGAATCTCCAGATAGTAGCTGGCGCGCTTCCTTCCAGTGTCCGCTGAGGAGTCTAACTCTATGCTCTGGAGTCATATCTATAAATTTCCTTACACATCCTTCGCCAGGAGCTCCTCGATGCCAGTAGTGAACTCTAACGAGACGCGCGGCCTCTTGCGTTTTAGCTACGGCTCTAACCTTTACTGATATAGGCCCTTTGTCCCAGCCCCACACGTAGTCACCAGGAGTTACCTGCTCAATTGGCACAACTCCTCGTAGCGTTCTGATAGGAGTGCCACGCCGCTGACAATGGAAAGCGTGCATAGTATCGAGGTGGTGGTTCCGTATTTCCAGCCCGAACTCCCGCTTGATAAACGGAGCGTCGAACGAAAGGCCGTTCTGGCTATAGAACTTGACGGGCGAGTCGAAGAGCCTCGCGATTGCATCGAGTACTCTTACCTCATCCTCGGCGCTCCAGTAAGAGCCGGGCTGGTCGCCAGCTTGACCGATCTTTACGATACTCTGGCTAGACGCAGCTGGAACCGTTGAGTTAACTCGGATGAACGGGATCGAGATAGCAGGGTTCATCCACTTAGTTGGTGTAGTAGCGAATCCGATGGTCCTGATCCGCTGGCCGAGAGTCTCGATATCGAAGGCAGCTACCTCTTGCTTCTCCGCTATACCGATCCAGTAAAGAACGTCTGATAGCGCCGGGTTGATAGTTATTCTTGGAAGCGCCTTCGGCTCACATCGGAGAGCTTTAGCCAGATCAAGCTCGACGATTGGGTGCTCAGCATACATACGCAGTATGTACGAGGGATGGTATGTCGGAAGCACGTTAGTGTCTCGATACTTCAACCACGTCCCGCGCCAGTCGGAGATACCCCGCTTGTTACAGATGGCCCGAAGCGGCTCAGCGCCAAGCGCCACGACAACCTTTGGAGCTATCGCTGCGATCTTCTCGCGTAGCGCCGCTTGACCGCCTTCGAGGGCGGGAGACGGATTTCGCCTTTGCTTATCGAGATAGAAGTACCCGAAGTCGTTTCCAGGCGGGCGGACGTTCATCACGTTAGTTATGTAGCAGCTGGCCGGATCGATCCCTACGTGCGAGCACATGTGCCGAAGGAGCTTGCCAGCCGGGCCGACGAAGGGTTTGCCAGAAGACTCCTCAGCTTCTCCTGGGGCTTCGCCAACTAGCATGATCTTCGCGTCCAACGGGCCGGTGTCTTGAACTATCATAGTGGAGCCCTTTATTCAGCGCACTCGCTTAGCCACGTAGCGGATCGGTTGTAGTTAACGGGGTCAAGCTCGAAGCCGATAGCCCGCCTCTTCAGTTTTCTCGATGCCGCTAGTACCGATCCCGAGCCGGCAAAGCAGTCGAGGACTAGGTCTCCTGGATTCGACGAGTTCTTTATTAAGACCTCAAGCAGCTCGGAGGGCAGCTGGAGCGGGTGTATCCGGCCGGTATGAGCTGGCGCTTTGTACTGGAGGATGTTAGCTACCGGCTTCCATAGGGACTTAGATCGCTCCTGGTTATGCCCGAAGAGGATGATCTGGTAGCTGGACATATAGTGGTAGTCCTTAGCTATTGTCGAGGTCATTCCCTTGGCCCATATAAGTGGAAGGTCGTCGATTAAGAATCCGGCCTTCTTTAGTAGAAGCATCTGAGTACAGTACATCTGACCCATCCCGCTGAAGATGTAGACGTGAGCTCCTCGGGCCAGCTTCTTCGCAAGTTTAGGTAGCAAGACCTCGAAGGTACTGATCATCGTAGCTGTGTCGGAGACGTTAGTCTCGTTGAGGTTATATGCCGCTGTGTCGCTAGTAGCCGTCTTGATGATATCGGGCTGAGCGAAAGGTGGATCGGTTAGAAGCAGCTGAACCGATCCATCTTCCAGCGAGTCGATAAGATCGATACAGTTTCCGAGCTTTAGCTCTATACCGAGAGACAGCTCTTTGCTAGCTATTTGCTGCCCGAGTTCGGCCCGTTCAAGCATCTGCCCGATGAGTCGACGAGCTGCGTGCTTAGGTAGCCGAGTGACTTTCTTCGCCATCTCGGGATTGTCCCGTAGAGCCCTGGCTAGCTGGATATCCTGAGTGACTTTGCCTGAGGCGCTATTGACGGCCTTAGCTGTATCTCGTATACCCCAGCCGGCGTTGCCAACTGGCGAAGCTGTCTTTTCGCCGTAGATAAGCTGCTTCAGCTCGTGGTACTGTCGGAGAGCCTCGACCTCCTCGGGCCACTCGAGTTGCTTCCGTCGGATGTTCTCTTCCAGCTCTCCCGCTTTTCGTATCACGGAGTCAGTTTTCTCTCTGATATGAGCTGGTATATCAGCCCGACACAGCGAGAGGAAGGCCCGTATACGGCGCTCGCCGGCGACGAGAAGATACTCGAAGCCGTCATGTGGCTCCTCGAGCGGCTCGACGACCACTGGGTGCATGAGACCTTGGGAGGTAATCGACTCTGCCAGCTCAGCTATGTCGCCGTAGTCAGACCGGCAGCGAGTTGTTGGGCTGTTGCTGTGAGCGATAAAGATTGACTTAATCGGGATTGTCTTAACGGCAATATCAGGCATTTAGCTATTCCTTTTTGCTTGGGTTCACTTGTCGACTACAGCTGCCGCTCTTAGACTCTGAATAAAGCCGAACCGGCTTGCCAAGGTCATCGGCTATCTTCTGAGCTATCTCGTCGCCTCTATTGAATGTGCCGAGCCTTCCCTCTACCGGCTCACAGTAGACTACGTCTGTCAGTATCTCAAGGTAGTGATCGTCGTACCGATTTCCCTTAGATACAATAACTCGGGTTCGATACTTGTTTCGGCAGTCGTAGCCGGTATCAGCGAATAGAGCGCCCGAGTTACTATGCCACGGCCCTTTGAGGCTAAGAACGTCTCCAGTTTGGCCAGGGACGGTAGACTCAAGTTGAAAGTGAATCACTCGGCCGGCAAAGCCGTCGCTGTTCTTATCATTTGAGTCGTGGAAGTAGACGTTATCAGCCGCATTTTCCTGATTGGCAACGAGCCAAAGGGTACCTGGCCGCTTGCCGTTGATCTTCTTATAAGTTAGGGCTTCGGCTTCAGCTGAGGCGCATATCATTCCTCTTCGACTAATCGTAATATCCATAGTGTCTCCTTGTCAAAAGAGGGCGCTGGCGAAAGCCACCAGCGCCCTTGATGCCTAAAGCTACTCTTCAATCTCAGGAAGGGTCGGAGCGACGTACTCGAGCTTTGCTAGCTCTTGCTTTCTCGATGTGAGCTTCTGCTGAGCGTCACGAATGTCCAGGAGAATCCGCATTACAGTAGCCTTAAACTGCTCCTCGGCACTTTTGTTGAGAGTTGCTAGCAGTTGCTCTCTTGCTTCTTGCTTCGTCATGTTAGGCTCCCTTCGAGCTAAAGTAATCCTTGATCCCGTTGCTGATGAGTCCATCGACGGTAGCTGCAGCAGCCACTATGTCCGACGAAAACGCTATCGTCTGGCAGCCATAGCCATCGTTGAAGCTACCAGAGGCAACGTCTACGTTGCCGGACTTGACGACGTAAGTCCCACAAATCTTCATAGCGCCTTCGGCTTCGTGCTTGATGGACCAACTCTTGACAGTGATAGTAAGCATCTTTTCTCCTTACCTGTTGAACGGACTGGGAGCCGCCGTCTTTACTGGCGGCTTGGCGATAAGACTCGACGGAGCGTCGTACCCGAAGATAAGTTTCTCCTTGGGCACGACCAGGAATGGCACGCCGAGGATGTCGGTGTCTATGAACTCGTACTCGTGTATCATACGATCCAAGTCGCTGTTATCGAGGTCATAGAGTCGGCTGAAGTAGACAGTTTCAAAGGCGTCGGACGGAGTTCCGGGCTCGATGATCCGAGTTCCTTTCCAGATACTTCGGTCGTTGTCTACACACGTCCAGTTGTAAACTGGAACACCGGAACCGAAGCACTTGATCCTGGCGTTGTTCAATTGAGCGGACATAGCTATCTCCTCTTACTTCGCCTCGTCAAAGATGTACCGCTGGATACGGTTCTTCTCGGGATAGGTCTTGCTAGGATCACTCTTGTCCTGAGACGGGCCCTCGATAGAAACCTCAGCACGAACGGCCTGGCCCTTGAGGAGAGACAAGTCGATGTCGTTTTCCTTCATCTGCTCCCGGGTCTGCGTGCCGGCCGCAAGGACCAGATGTACCAGCTTAAACTCCGCCTTGGGCGTCAAGACGATAGTGTCATAGACCGTCGTGCCCTTGAACTCGCCCTCGTCAAGGCACTTCAGCTCGACCTTGATGATGTTGTTGCTGGAGGACTTGGCCTGTTCGGTGTGCGGCTCGTTGGCGACCTCGAAGGTGTAGATTCCCCGAGGCATAACCGGCCAAGCCTTGGACTTGAAGTTCGCTTCGTTGTTCCCGTCAATCTTGACTGTAGCCATTGTCAGGCTCCTTTAAGAAAAGTGGTATTTTCAAGCCTCAGTACGTTGAAGCTCGTTTCGCTGTTGTCGAAGGTCGTCGATGCGGGCCGATAGCATATCTGATATCGCTATGTGAGTACGATCAGATTCCCGCAAATCGTTCTCAAATATGGCTATTAGCTTGTCTATCCTAGCTATTTGCTGCTCTATAACTTCAGTCGCTGTAATCTTAGCCATCGTTAGCCCACCTTAGCTGGAAGATATTCGTATTCGAGCTTCTTGAGCGTTTCGTAAAGACCTAGCTCGCCGACGTTAAGCTCGCCGATCCCGCAGCGGGTCCGAGTCATCACGGTCCGCCCACCTTGGCCAGTAACGTTGTAGCTGTACTTGCCCTGACCGAGGGCCTTGGTGTAGGAGTGCCAGACTTCGTCAAAGAGCCACGGGATTTTATTCATCCCGTGGGAGCGCGTGGCGCTCATGATGCGGATAAGTGTATCGTCGTCAGTCTCAACGAGCATCTCGTGCGCTGTCACGATAACGAGGCACTTCATCGAGCGGAGAATCGTGAGGATAGACTCAACCTCGTTGACCATCATTCCATAGTGCTGGATTTGAGGAACACCGAGGGCGTTTCCGTTAGCTCCCATCGAGACAACTTGTAGCTGGACGGATCGGCATAGGCCAGTTAGAGAGTCCAAGATAACTCCGTCGTGATCCCACTTGCCAGCGTTGACCAGGCCAGCTATCTCGATAAGCTTTCTCTTGGCTACTACAAACGACGACGGCTTCATCGGATCGCTGTCGATGTAAGTGTCGAAGTCAATCGCTTGACGGAGGGGTGTGAAGCGGTCCTTGAGTGTCAACGCCGTTCTCATCCCTCCGTCGAAGTCAAAGAGGTACGACTTGGCGGCTTGAGCTACCAGCGCCGTTTTGCCTGTCCCAGCTGGCCCATAGAGCATAATAGTTGGGGGCCGGTTTAGCTTAATAAGGTCTTGTGCTTTCATTTAGCAGCCTCCTTTGAATAGTTCTTAATCCACGCTTCCAGCTTGCCAGCACATGTGTTACACAAGTCCCATGTCTGTACACCGTCCTCACATGTAAGCTTACAAAAGTTTAGCGTAATTATCTCCTGCTGACCGCATCGATCGCACTCGTATTTAGTAGACATCGTCTTCTCTCCAGTTGTTCACAATATGAACGGCTTACGTGATGGTTCGATTCCTCGAGCTCTCAGCTCAGCTACCATCGCCTCTTGCTGAGACACGGGGAGCCGATGGAAGCAGTTACGATAGCAAGTGTAGCTATCCGTGTAGTCGCACGGCCCGTCGAGGAGATCGCAGTGATGCTCGTCAACGGGATAGCTCTTGCGGCCAAGGGCCTTGTCGGCCCGCTTCACCAGCCGGCGCTGGCCTCGGGCCCACTCTCGGTAGTCTCGGAATAGCTTCTCTCTTTCAAAACTCACGCGGCGCCTCCTTCTACAACAAACGGATCAAAGGGCGTGATATACCGATAGTTTACCAGCCCGTCCCGCCAGTTCAGAGCGGAACAAAGGTGAGCGTACTCGCAGAGCCGGCCCGGCTGGCCATAGGAGCCGTAGGGCGAGCAAGCGGCGAAGTTCCGCTCGAAGCCGTTTGTCTCGATAGACTCTTTTATCCGATCTGCCGCTTCGCAGAGCTGATCTACGAACTCGATAAGGACACAGTCCGGCACAGCTATCAAGGCCATCTGTACTTCGTCGTTCACCGGACTGACCCTAAGGGCTTCGATAGCGAAGCCGAAGACATCCTCTCCGGTCAGCTGACCGAGGGCCAGGGTGTACGCGATAGCTTGAGGCGACATGTTAAAGCACTCGAAGTATCGGGCCGATACTTCGCTGGCTGTCTTATAATCGAGGGCCACGATGTACTTAGACTCTCCCAGCCGGGCCGGGCAGTCGATCCGTCCCGCTAGGGGCACGCAAGCTCCAACGTCTACCAGGAACGGCACTTCGTTCGGGCTGATAGTTTCAGCCGATGCATACTTTATCCCGGGGAACTGAAGTATCTCGTATGGGCATGAGAACTTACGGACCCGATGGAAGTTGGACAGCATAGCTTCGGCCCGCCGAATGTTCCGCTTGTCGTCCTTCCCCTCGTAACCGAGGGGGAGCCACGCCCGCTTAAACTCTTCGAGCGCCGCGGCGGGATCGTTGTAAGCTAGTGGTATCGCCCTGTGTATACACGTCCCGTAGTCCGGAGCGATCATCGAGATAGTTCTGTCGCCGAGAGGCGCCAAGCCGATCAGGCGAGAAAAGAGGAACCGAGCGGGGCATCGGTTAAAGCAACTAAACCCCGAAGGGTCGATATAGTCAAACTTTAGTGTTTCACCTGTTGAGTCGATCATAGGCCTTCTCCTTATCCCGCGTGGTACGATGCAAGTATAACGTCGCCCGAAACGAACCCAGGGACAGCAGTTCCTACAAGCTCATAGTGCACCTCCTGGTCATAAGGCCACGCGTCGTACTCAGGATCGTCTGGAGTTGCTTTGAGCGCGACTTCAGGCGTCTCGGCAGCTACAACGAAAGAGCTGTACTCATCGTAGCCAAATATATCTATCCACACTTTGTATAAGTTCATTTCACGTCTCCTTGTCTGTAACATAACTTGTCTCGGAGCTTCTCAAGTATCTTACGCATCTGGTATCTGACAGTGACGCAAGCTCGGTCAATGGCCTTGGCCACGTCTTCTTGAGGCAAATCCTCGACGAAGACCAGCCGGATCAGCTTGATCTCGTCGTCGCTAAGCGAGGCTAACGCCGAGAGTAGATCGAGCGTTTCAGCGGGGCCGACGGATCGCTTAGGCATGTCACGAGTGTCCGGGCGGACCCGCTTCTCCACGTTAAACTTACGCATCTCCCGTAGAGCTACGTTAAAGGGCGTACCTAGCTTATAGACGCCCCGCTGGTAAAGATAGATAGCTCCGATGTTTACCAGCTCGACCCGATCGGACTGGCTACATCCGTATCGCTTAATCGCTACATCCGCAGCTTGAGTCGCTATTGCAACCGCTGTTGCCCAGTCCATTAGGTGTCTCCTTGTCACTAAGCGCCAAGGCGCTTTCGATTTGAGAAAGCCAGTCTTCCCAGTGAGTCGCTAGCTCAATCTTCTCTCCTTCGAGCCGGCGGAGCTCCGAGCAGACTGGACAGCCCAGTCCTTCGTAAGCAACAGCGCAGCCGTAGTGTTGCTGGCAAATGTTAATCATAGTGCTTCGACCTACCTTCCTTTGAGCCACTTAGATAGCTGCTTCTGATCGAACGAAGCGAACAGCTCAGCGGCCTTAGGGTCTTTGAACTCTATAACCGGCTTCTTAGCCTTGCTGGCTTTGCCAGTAGCCTTCTTGGCCCGCTTCTTTAGCCACCATCGCTCAGCGTTAGCTCGGGTGAGCTGAAGTGCCCGCACGAGCGAGAGCTTTTCGTCCAGTGATAGCTTGAGCCAGCTAGTCATAGTTATCCTCGATCCTCGCCAGTCATTTTAAGCGGTTTAGGTGGCTTAGTACTTTTTGCCGGCTTCGACTTTCTATAGATCGCTGCAAGCACTTGCTGAATCGTTTCTATCTTAACCTCTATGTCTCTTTGAAGAGCTTCTGCAGCGGCCTTTACCATTTCTAGCTCTTTTCTTATCTCGGAGGCTCTCATGTTCTTACTCCTTGCCATTAGCTAAAATGGCAGGTGGAGTCGAGGTGACTGCCACCTGCCAAGTGGATGCTTCGAGGCCAAGTGGCCTGATTGCCTTAGGCAACCACCGCCTCTGCTTTGGCCCGCTCCGCCAGGACTTCGTCCACCTTTGCCTCCATATCGGGCGAAGTGAGATAGGCTTCCATAGCCGCCATGTTCCCGCCGAAGCTGGAAACGATCTCCGCTGCGTCCGGCAAGTTGCACATGAGGCTGAAAGCGATCTCTCGACGAGCTTTCTTACCCGTAGGTGACTCGGAGAACTTGTTCCGCTCGTTGGCCTGAAGTCGGATCACGTTCTGCTTGTTGAACGTGGCCAGCACAAAGGCTTCTCCTTCGGCCCCGCCACCATTGTCGGCAGTAGCTTCGGCCAGCGACTCATAGATCGGAACAGTGATCGTCGAGACCACTTTACCCTTATGAGCCACTTTCTTTTCTTCTTGCTTCATGTTTCGAGTCCTTTAGTTAGATGTGGTGACGGCTGTTTAGCGGGCCACACGGCCTACTTCGAGTCCGTCTCTTTTGGTTTAAGCGCATCGAGGAGAAAGCTCCGGTCGTCTGCCTCGTCGGACTGGGACTCAAGAGAAGGGCCAGTGTCGGGACGCGTTGGCGTCTCCCTAGCTGGCCCTTTTGACAAGGAGGACCGAGAGCGACCTAGTGAAGGGAGCTTGTTGACATAGCAAGTCTTGTTAGTGACTACATCGAGGGGGAGGAGCCACAGCCGCTTAGTAACGGTACAGATACCGAGGGCCTTGATAGCTGGATCGATACTGAAGAGCCGATCTTGGTCGAGGAGGACCGAGATGCAGCTACCGTGCTGACCGATGGTTACTTTGCGGACAATGCAGTGGATAAGATCACTATATGGCCCGTCAGCGAAGGCCAGCTCGTTGTTCCTACCAACTGGTAGGTAGACCTCGTAGCCGAAAGCTAAGAGCTGCTCGATGGCTTCGCTAAAAGCGGTGTGAAGTGGCGGCATTTATTGGCTCCTTGTCGTTTGTGCCGTTGACGTAGAGGATACAGGTATCGGCGAGGAAACCGATAACAAAATAAGTAGAAAACATCAGGGGTTGTTTGTTATGTGGAGACCTAACAAGTACCAGCTCCAGCTATCTCCAGGGGTCCCAGGGTGACCTTGCATCAACGGCTCTTTCCAACTCTTTGATGCGAGTCTGGAGCTCGGCGATCTGCTCGTGTAGCGTGTTGAGTTTCTTGTCCTGAGAGAATGAGTACGACCGCAGTCTTTGTGCCGCATCAACAGCGTCATCCGCCAATTCAACATCTGTCGGGTCACACCTACAGATGCCCTGGCAACCGCAGTCAAGGCCAAGAGCCTTACGGACCTCGACTAATTGAGAGAGTAGCTCGGCGATCTGCTCGTTCGCGGCAGCGAGGGCCGCGGCAAGTCTGCTATCGTCGTATGACTGATTATAATAGGTCTCGTCGGAACTCATGGTGTCTCCTCCTCGGGCTGATGTTTCAGGGCCTGATCTCGTATCTCTTTGTTGGCCTTGCAGTAGTTGCAGAAGCCATCAAGTTCCGGGTGGGGTAGGCATCCCGCTGCACAGTCCAGCGATCGTAGGGCAGTCTCCAGTTCTACAATGCGGGCCTGTAGATTGGCGATCTGCTTGCTCAACATTATGACTTGTGCTCTATAGTGCACGTCCGCTATTCTGAGTTTAGCAATCTCCGCGTTGGCGGCGGCGATTTGCCTATCTCTTTCAGTAAGAACTGCTTCATATTTTTCAATTAACTGGTCAATGCTCATAGCTTTTCCTTCAGCGCGGCCAGCGCGTTCTTCAGCTCAATCTTGGCGGCCTCGTCCCAGTTCTCAGGAGTGTTGGCTTCGGCTGCGAAAGCGGCCCGAGTAATATCGTCGTCGTAGCTATCGTCATAAACAGCGCAGACTTCCATGTAGCTACCAAAGTCGTGAGCGAAACTCTTGACCTTGAAAACGCCATGAGGAAAGAGCCGCTGGAGCTGGTGAACGAAAACGAGGCACTCGGCTCGCGCTTTTCTAGGATCGTACCTTGGCCCGAGTTGCTCACAGCCTTCACCGCTAGGTGTCGGCCCGAGGGTTAAGTAATCAAGCATCTTGGTTCTCCTTGTTCTCTATTGAGTCGCGTTTGTCAGTGTAAACGTCCTTCATCTCATCATCGTTGAGTTCCCAGAGCATCTTCATCTCGTCCAGCAGCTTATCAGCGAAAACATACCACTGCGGATTGGGGTACAGCAAACCCGATTCTTGCTCGTTGTTCTCGGCGATCCACTCGATTAGCCGCTTTACTTTTTCGTCCACTTAGCTTCTCCTTTTCTTAGGTGTTCACGTTGTGAACGGCTTATTTGGGCAACTGCCTTAGGTACTCTTCCAGCGCTAGCTGGCAGCGATGCCAGTAAGCGAGGGTAGCTGCTTTCGTCTCGCCGCTAGGCCCGCCATTCCAGCGGCGGCAAGTAAGCTCAGGGTCCGCTGAAGGCGTGTAGTACATTGACACTACTACAAATATCCCTACGCTCGCCTCGAGCGAGCGACGGTCCGAGGACCGCCACTCGATCAGCGTTGCTCCCTTCGGTCGCTTGGCGAGGCTAGCTATCCGGTTAGCGTCCGCTACCGTTACTTCCCATATCTGGAGTGGCCCGATGGCCTTGCCGTTATCGCCGCTAGGCGGAGCTAGCCGCCGGCCCGACTCGACGGTCCAAACGGCCCATAGCGAAAGACACAGCCGCTCGTATGGACAGAGCGGCTGTGTCAGCTGAGGGAGGAGGAAAGCGAGTTGGATGGCTAGCGAATGCATAGCAGCTCGTGCGTGTAGTCACCAGGATACTCCGGACTACTATCGGTGTTGCTGATGACGGTTGAGCCGCTTTGAGGATAGAAGAACAAGTTGATAGTTCCAGCGTCGCTGCACTCGCTGATTAGCAGAACCGGCTTGCCGTCTACTAGTACAGCCAGGTCACCGTTGTCATCTCGATTGGCAGTTATCATAGTGCCTCCTTCTCTTCGCTCTCCTCGAGGACCATGCCGACAGAGGCACAGATTACAGCGGCCTCTAGGATGTCAGTGTACACGTTGTCCGGCAAGATCGGGCCAAGTATCTGGATGATCTTGCGAAAGCAGTTGCTTGACTTGCTAAGCTCGTTGCCCAGCTGCTTCAGCGTCAGCTTGGAGAAGCGGCTTGCGATCGAGTTGACGGCTTCGTCCTCTGTCTGACCTGGCTCGGGCCAAGTGATGACTCCGACGTGCCTAGTCTGAATTGTGAGCGTTTTTGCCATACTAGTCTCCTTGTCAAATCTACCTTGCTAGCTACGACGGCCAAGCGACCGTTTCGCAGCGAGCCTACGGGCCAGTCAGCCTACGGGCCAAGGGCCCGAAAGCCTCGTGCTGGGAATCGAACCACAGTTAGGTTAGCCTCGGCTTAGCCTAAGTACCATACCACGAGCATAAAGTGAGGGGGCCGGTCATACAGGTCGGCCCCCTCGAGCGATAAGAGAGACTAGTTGTTAGGATTGAAACGGTTGAGTGACGACGGTGAAACTACTTGCCGGTGGAATCGAGGAGCTTTGGGAGTAACTCCCACCAAACCTTAGCAGGGTCCGGCTTTTCGACATTCTTGGCGCTGAGTACGGCGACCTTGGCGAGCGCCAAGTGCTCGGGCGAGCCTCGCTTGGCTCCGTTGAGTTGATCGTCCGTCATGGAAGCGCCGGCCATAAAGACTTCGATCTGAGACGGCTCTTTCGACTCGACGGCGGCTCGGGCAGCGGCTTGGAGGTAAATTGCCAAGCCATCGACGGCCTTGGAGAAAGCCAGCTCGACATCGACGCCAAGCCCGTTGAAAACGTCAGCCACGTCAGGGCTAAACATCTCGCCCTTGATGACCGGGACGGGAACTAAGCCAATTGGCGTCAGTTTGCCCGAGGGCAGCACTTTGCTGGAAGCCACAGAGCGGAGTTCGTAGCTAATGCCATTGTGAGACACTATTTGATTTGCCATAGTTGTATTCTCTCTTTCGCGCTAGCGTCTCTCTTATCGCTATGCGGTTTATTGCGAGCCGTTTGGTTAGCGGCTCTATCGGCCCTTGGCCGATGACGGCTCGCAATAAACCGCATAGCGTCTAGCCCAGTGTCTCGGTGGGGATATGCCTTTTCGCCCGACCGATTCTCGGGATGTTTATGTACTTGTATGGTCGAGCCACGCTAGACCGAAGATCTGCGAATCGGCATCCGTGATGCTCGGTTCACGTTTCACGCTTGAAGATATGCAATACCCGTGCCAGACGGAAAAATTCGCGAAAAATTGATATAAACCATTGTGGCGTAAGGGCTTATGGCGTTTTGTCGTTCGCGGCATTGCCGGGCGCGAATCTGCCATTTTGGCAGGTCGTGACATGGGAATCGAGCGTAAACCATTGCGGGTAAACGATTTACGTGCGGAGATGCCATTTTGGCCTGCCATTTTGGCAGACCCGCTCGATTTGACGGCCGGTCCTGGGTTTTTTGGTAGCTTTCTAACATATATGGGGGTTTTGCAAAAAAGTTAGTTAAAAAAAAAACTAATAAATATATACATATATAAGATATATATATAACTACCTAACAAATCAAGAACCACCCCCGGTTTGTTAGAAAGTTACCATTTCTGCAAGCCGTTCATCGACGGCATCGACGACCTAGGCGTTCATATTGTGAACGGCTAGACGGGCCAACGGGCCCGCTGTTTCACGTGGAACTATGGGCCGCAAGGCGGCCGGCCGAATCGACATAGCGGATTGACCATACAATGCCGCTAGGCCGCTAGGCGAAACCCCCCAAGCCGGTGCCGCCGGGGGGTAGTATGCTCCACTTAGAAAATTTTTCACTTAAAACGCTGTTAATCAATCGGCTAACAACGCGGCGTTTTTTGTCGTTTCCCAACTACCGCTTTCAGCCTCGATGAGTATATCAACTGCGTGTCTAAGTAGCCAGACCACTCGGATTTTTCCTTGGATCCTCTCCCTTATGGCAACCAGCCTCCAGATCGCAAAGCTCACTGAGCGGCATCGTCAAATCATGGACCTAGACCTAAGAGGCCTCGGGTCCAGCGAGATCGCTCGCCAGCTCGAGATGACTCCAAGCCACGTCAGTATAATCACTAACAGCGGGCCCTACCAGCACGAGATCTCGATCCGTCGGGCCCAGCTGGACGCTATGAACGCTCAGCGGATCGTCGACTCGAACGACGAAGTGGCTAGCGCGATTCGAGAAAAGACTCTTGCCGCCGCTAGGCGCCTGGGCCTCGTGATCGACACTGGCAAGGACAACGACGCTATTCGGGCCGCTGAGGCGATCCTCGACCGCGGCGGTTACCCTCGGGTAACTAAGACCGAGGACAAAAGTGTCCGAATCAACATCGACGCGGCGGATCTAGCTCGTCTGACCGAGACCCTCGAGATGCTCGGGCCATCGGCTAGCGCCGATAAGCCAACCGAAGGTACGTTGACTTTACCCGAAGGCACGTTGACTTTACCCCAAGACCAGCAAGGACCCGAAGGGTCCGTAGCTCACGGCGAGAAGCTCGCCGAAAGCGGCATCGGCTCAACGGACTTAGCTAAACCAACCGAAGGCACTGCGTTTCCCGAGGCCAAGGGCCTCGAGGAGGCTCTTAACGACTGAAACGGTTCAACTCGACAACTCTACCATCCAACGGCTCCGCCGCCAGGCTCAGTCGTCGCTGTTCTTTCTCTGTCGCGGCGTTCTCGGTTTTAAGGATTTGACGGTTAGTATCCACAAACCCGCTTGCGACATCCTCCAAGACTCCGTTTCTAACCGCTTTCGGGCCATTATCTTGCCTCGTACTTGGTACAAGTCTTCCATAGGTTCCATCGGCTACCCGATTTTTAGGATGATAAACAACCCGAACGTCCGAATTCTTCTCGCTCAGAACACTATGTCCAACGCGAAGAAGAAAGTCTCGGCTGTGAAGCTCCAGTGGGAAACTAATGGGCTCCTTCGAGCCCTTTTTCCTGAGCTACTCCCCGATGGCTCCCGTCCTTGGTCAGCCGAGGGCATCACCCTGAATCGGTCGTCTCCTGAGCCTGAGTGCACCCTCGAGCCGGCCGGCACTGGAACCGCCGTCACCTCCCGGCACTACGACGATATCATCGAGGACGATACCGTAGCTCCGGACTTCGACTCGATGACTGGCGAGATCCAGCAGCCGACGCTAGTCGAGATCGAGAAAGCTATCGGCTTCCATAAGATGTGCTATCCGCTGATGGTAGATCAGGAACAGTCCGTCCGGACCGTTATCGGTACTCGTTGGGACAATAACGACCTCCTCGCTTACATCATGAAGTACGAGCAAGAGTACACCATCTACACTCGCTCGATCCTGGAAAACGCCCTTGGCGTTAGCGCCAGCTACGACCAAGGCGGGCGGCCGATCTGGCCGGAGAAGTTCGGTGAAGCCTCTATCGCGCGCCTCGAGCGTTCGCTCGGGCGGATCATGTTCGACATGCTTTACATGAACTCCCCGAGTTCATCGATTAACCAAGTCTTCAAGCGGGACTACATACGATACTATGAAGAACCTCCATCAAGTCTCCTCTATTGCACCACTATCGACCCAGCTCCGAGCGAAGTCGATAAAAAGAGTGACCCGGATTACAACGCCGTCGTTACAACAGCTATCGAGCCCAAAAGCGGGCACGTCTACGTTGTCCACTACGACCTCGCCCGGATGGACCCAGGAAAGCTTATCGACGTTATCTTCAACCACTACGTCGCCTACCATCCCGTCTGCGTTCGGGTCGAGTCAGTCGCTTACCAAAAGACTCTATGTTACTGGATT